TTGGCGTAATTAATAAATTTATCTGGCGAGTAAGAAGTAACGGCGGCCACTTGTATCCGTGTTTCTTGTTTATCTAACATTTTCATTAGTCAACTCCTGTTATTTCTATCATCTCCACGTAAGTTGGAGACACCCAGATATTACGATCTATAAGCTTTAGTAAGGGCATCTGCATAATTGAGTGTGTGATGTCAGTTTCATTAGCCAATACATCAATTGGGATCTTTACTTTCACTTCGCCACGCGTACCGTCTTTTAACACTACAAACACTTTCATTTCATCAACTCCCTTACTTTAGTCCCCAGGATGACATCCTTAGAGAGTTCTTCAAATACTCGGAACGTATTTATGGCGTCATTAAGAGCTCTATGAGGCTTCCCCTCGAATTCCATACCAAGATGTTCTACTGCGCCTTGTAAGCCTTTAGAGAGCTTTCCTGGACGTGTAAGAAGGGTGTGCAGTTGAAAGAACGTTTTAATGTCGAAGGTACGTCTACGGAAGATGAAGTCCTTTTCTGAGAGCCCAAGCTCTTCTCGTAAACATCTAGCATCGCCTTCTCCCCACTGAGCACAGGTACGGTTGACCTGATACTGTATGACGTCAGCCTTAAGCTTTTCGTAAGCTTCTTGTAAAGAGATCCCGGATTTCACCATGTCAGTTGTGATGCCCGTGAGGGCTTCAATCTCAGGCTGAATTTCTTGATGGGGGTAAACCAGGATATTACTAGATCGAACTAGGTCAAACTTCCCCTTATCAAGAGAAACAATGACATATCCAATTTCGATGATACGTTGCTCAGGCGTAAAAGGATTATTGAGCTCTAGGTCCAGGAATAGTAGATTACGCATTATTTTTTTCCTCCTGAGTGAGTCTAAACCCAAAGCCTAAAATAGTCAATATAAATTCTTCAAATCCGGTGTCATGGTTCTTAAAATAAAAGAATCTAGTGTCAAAACTCATTCCTATAATAACGATGTCGTCAAATACCGCCGGGTCTCTATTGGAATAGCATGGACGTGGATACTCAATCCTAAGCTTCATCGCTTGCTACCATTGTTACAGTGTCGGCATCCTTATCACTAGCCCACAATCCATAGAATCTGATTTCTAGATATTCATCATCGAAATCGTAAAATGGTGGTTTCCCATCCGTAGATGCCACACAATAATGTTTACCCCAACGAAGCTTGTCACTACCCCCGAAAGTTTTATTGTAGTTAGCGACAGCTTGATTCATAATACTATCAAATAAATAATTAAAATACGCGCTATTATCAGCGGCAATCGAGCACTCATTATATGGGATCTGAATCCTATATACCGCCTGGGCGCACTCTTTCGTTTTAGAATTAACTGTCACTTTTGCAGGAGGATTTAACTGGAACGAGTCTTTACTGAAAGCCAAAGTGCCTCCTCCTGTTCCAAGGGAGATGGACGGAACTTTAAAGAAAAACGATTCGATTTGTTCGGTTAAGTGTACAAATTTATTCAGTTCCAAGAATAAATCTTTATACCGAACATTAAACTGTGTGTTGAGGGATTGTAAGTTTTCTTCACGTTTAGTCATATGTGTTTCCTTAACTGCTTTTCTTTTATCGGGTTCATTATCTTATCCGATGCTCTTCTAAGCTCTAACCGATCTTTATCTTCAATGTCTTCTAACCCGTCGATTAAAAGATTGATCCGTTCGTACAGGTCAATAAGATCCCAGGATATAGTATGTTCATCGATAATAGCGTCATTATATTCGTCTAAAGTCAGCTCACCATCTTTTATAGAATTAGAGACAATGTGGAGATCATTAGCTAAAGCTCTTAATTTGGTTATGTAATTATTTATTTTTTTTAATTCTGTCATAATGTCGTTTTAAAACCTCCATAATGTCGGCTTCATTTCTAATGATCTTATAAATTTGTCTGTCTTCGTTAGTGGCACTATTTGAAGAGTAGTTGGCAAATACATATCCCTCAGCCCTACCTAATTCCGAATTAAGAAAGTCTCGGACATAGGCGTAAGGAACCGCTAGAGCGAAGCTAAGTCCTTCTTGTCCAGCAAAGACCACCGCAGTAAGTTCCCCATCGTCATTATACACAGCAGATCCGCTAGATCCTGGCATGATAAGCCCGGTCACTAATTGAGAATTAAACATCATAATTACCGGTTTAAACCCGAACATGATACAATAACCCAGGTTGGGATTTTTAGGAGTAAAATCATCCTTCACGCAAGGTTCTTGTTGAGTCATAAGAGTTATGACGATTTCGCCAGAGAAATTTCCTTTAGACACAACATGTGGTAGCAAATTAGGATGTCCTGAGATTGTAGCGGCTGTATATTTTTCAGGCTTTTCGGATGCCAACTTAGTGTTTACTCCGAAGTTCTTTAGCACCTTCACCAAGCATAAATCATGGTTTTTATACATCTTATAACTTAGGACTAAATCGCTATCGCCATTATTTGTAGTGACTACTGCGCCATTCTTAACTATGTTACAAACATGTCGGTTGGTTAGAATAACACTCCCATTAGCCCCACTTCGCATAATGCTTCCAGTTCCACCGTTAGTTCCGGCTAAATTGGTTATTTTTACGCTAGTTTTAGCGAAGTCTTTAGCTTCCTTTGGTGTAAGGACATTGGACGGCTTAGATAGTAAGAACGCCGCAGTTCCTAGTGACAACAGTGCCGTTGCTCCCAGCACCCTAATAATAGCATTAGCATACTTATTCAGTAGTTCAGTTTCTTTTTTAAAAATATTCATTTTTATTCCTTTACATTGCTAGATTAATACTATATTATATTATTTTGATACACCTGTCAACTAAAAAAACATATATATTATAGGTAATAAAGTAGCAACGGGCAAACACCTTTAAAATATTTAAAAGCTGGCCATCACGCTCAATAAATTACTTATTTTTTTAATTATACACATGAGGTTACGGATGCTTCAATATATAAAAAGACGAGACTTAGTTCTCGGTCTATTGCTATGTCTTGGCATTAGATCTATGGTTAGCGGTGATTCCATCGCTTTAGCGGCTATTGCTATTGTTGCCGGAGCTGTGTATTCATACACTATCTACCTTGAATCTAAAATCCAAAAGGACATCAACTCTGAAGTTAAAGAAGAGCTTGAGAACGTTAAGAACCTAGTGAACGGACTCTCAATTAAATCTACAGTTAAGCCTGTCTATGAAGAAAAGAGATTCTTCTAATGGCTAAAGAAATTCTGGATATTAATAAACTTCTTAAAGAATCTAAAGATGTACAGAAATTCTCTGCTGCACAATCGGATTTGATAACACAACTTATAGACGAAAATAAGCTATTACGTGATAAGCTAAATCAGATGGAAACTGCGGTAAAACACACCTCAGCTCTATCTATAACAGATCAGCCTAGCCCTGAATCTATTGTTTGTATGGAACAAATTCAGCGTATACGAGAAAAGTCTAACACCCGCGAGCTAACTCTTGAAGAAGTAAAGCGACTGGACCTTCTCATTAAGAACTTAAGATTGACACAAGAACAATCTACCGAAAACGTAGGCAAGGCTAAATACCGAGATGTATCGGAGGCAGACCTTGTCGCAACCATCGAAGAAACCTAAACTCTCCAAAGACCAGGCAATCGATATTGCTTGGCGTAAAGGGCTCCTATCCTGGAAGCTCCATGCTGCACAAAAAGAAGTGTACAATTCCATAAAAGAAAGCAAAAAAAAGATTGTCGTTGTCGGCTGTGCAAGGCGCTTCGGAAAGTCGTACATGCTTCTCTGTTATGCTATTGAAGAATGCCTGAAAACTCCTTACATTGTAATCAAATTCTTAGCTCCTACAGCTAAAGATATCAAATCTGTCATTGCGCAGAACATGCGTGAAATTCTAAAAGACTGTCCAAAAGAACTCACACCTAAATTTAATTTACATTCAATGACCTACCAATTTCCTAATGGTAGTGAGATACAACTGGCCGGTACTGATAACGGCAATGCGGATAAGGTCCGGGGATCTGAAGCTGCACTTTGTATCGTAGACGAGGCTGGGTTCTGTGATGATTTAAACTACGTTGTCAATAACGTATTGATTCCTACTACGGCTAAAAGTCGTGGTAAGGTTGTACTAATCTCTACCCCTTCTCGCTCACCAGATCATCCATTCATGGATTATTTTCGAACTGCCGAAGCTACTGGAGATCTCGTTAAGAAAACTATCTATGACAACCCTATGATTGATGAAGAAGAAAGAAAAGTCCTCGCTGAAGCTGTTGGCGGATTTGAGAGTGTGTCGTTTCGACGAGAGTTTCTAGTTGAGGATATTGTCTCTGAGCAGGATGCCGTTGTGCCTGAGTTCACTACAGAAAAACGTGCTGAAATCGTAAAAGACATTCCAGCCCCGCCTTTTTTTGACAGCTACGTCTCAATGGACATCGGAGGACGAGACTTCACCGTTGTTCTATTCGCCTACTATGACTTTTTAAAGGCCACTGTGGTTGTTGAGGATGAACTTGTATTCAAAGGTAAGATTCTGACAGACGACATCGCTAACGGGATAAAAGAAAAGGAAGCAAAGCTCTGGACAACTCGCGCCGGGGAACTTAAGCCGGTTCATTTGCGGGTGTCTGACAACAACAATGTCATCCTATTGAACGATCTTTCATATAAACATCAGATAAATTTCGTACCCACATTAAAAGACAACGTTGACGCAGCACTAAACCACGCTAGGCAGTTAATTAAATCCAATCGAATAGTAATCAACCCTCGATGCTCAACACTCATTTCACATCTTAAGGGTGCGATATGGAAAAAGAGCGGAAAAGAATTTGCTAGGAGCGCAGATTTCGGCCATTATGATGCACTCTCAGCGTTTATTTATCTTTGTCGGAATGTCGACTTCACTAAAAATCCTTACCCAGCCAATTACAATATGTCATCGGCAATGGAGTTCTTTAAAAAGGAAGATGGCAAGAAAGAACAGCCTAAAACTCAATTAGAACGCACACTTGTGAATGCTTTTTCCGGTCTAAAACGTAACAATTTACGGAGAAACTTTTAAAAAAACATATATATTATAGTTACAAACCTTGTAGTAAGGACTTTTAATGTCAGACAATATATACTTTGCCTCAAAACCCGCTGAGGAAACAGCTGACGTTTTGCTTAGAAAAGCAAATGCGTGGTACAACCAGTTGTATAACAACGGATACCTGATGAAAATCCGTGATGTTTGGATGTCTTATTACAACTGTAACTACGGAACTGGCTCCAGCAGCCACCGAGTTATGTTCACCGGCGAGCAAGGTGAGCAAGTAGCTATCAGCGTCAACCATCTTCGTAACTTCGGTGAGCACATTATCCAGATGATCACCGCAAATAGGCCGGCTCTTCAAGTTAGAGCCTCCAACACCGACTACAAATCCATTGCCCAGACAAAATTAGCCGAAAGTCTTCTTGATTATTACATGAGAGAGAAGCGACTTGAGAAATATCTTAAGCGGGCAGTTGAATACGCTGTCGTTTTGGGTAGCGGATACATCAAAATGTCATGGAACTCCACTTCCGGTGAGCAATATGAAGTAAATGAAGAAACCGGAGCCCCTATTTATGAAGGGGATGTCGAATTCCGCAATCTCTCTCCCTTTGACGCAATTTTTGACATGTCTAAAGACTCAAGCTTTGAACATGACTGGGTTATTTGTCGAACTTTTAAGAATAAATTCGATTTGGCGGCTAAATTCCCAGAAAAAGCTGAGAAAATCAAAGGTTTGCAGACAAAATCAGACATTCTTCGTTATCGTTTGGATATTACTCCTTACGATGAAACTACAGACGTTCCAATATATGAGTTTTTCCATAAAACTACTGAAAGTATGCCAGACGGACGCTATATTCTCTTCTTGGATAGCGATTTAGTCCTCATGGACACGCCAATTCCTTACAGAACCCTTCCTGTGTTCCGTATATCACCTTCAGACATCCTCGGCACTACTTATGGATACACAACACTGTTCGATCTAATGCCCCTCCAAGAGGCTTTAAACAGCTTATACAGCACCATCCTAACAAATCAGAACGCTTTCGGTGTTCAGAACATTTACGTGCCTCGCCAAGCCGATGTTTCCGTTAAATCTATGGAAGGCGGCCTTAATATCATCGAAGGTAATGCTGCCGCAGGTAAACCTGAGGCTTTGAATCTGACAAGCACCCCTCCTGAGATATTCAACTTTGCTGGGCTCTTAGAAAGACAGATGGAAACCCTTTCAGCGGTTAATAGTGTGGCCCGAGGTAACCCTGAGTCTTCATTAAAGTCTGGAGCAGCTCTTGCTCTAGTTCAATCTCAAGCATTACAGTTTATGTCTGGACTTCAAGAGTCATACACCCAACTAATCGAAGACGTTGGTACAGGACTCATCAATATGCTTAAGGATTTCGCATCTGTTCCGAGACTTGCCACTATTTCAGGTAAGGCTAACAAGGCTCTCTACCAAGAAACATTCACTGGTGACGATCTTTCTCAGATCAACCGTGTTATTGTCGAGGCTGGAAATCCTCTCGGAAAGAGCACCGCTGGTAAAATGGAAATAGCCCAGCAAATGATGCAGTATGGTATTATCAAGAATCCGGAAGACTTCTTGGCGGTAATGGAGACGGGAAGACTAGATCTGATGACAGATGAATCCTACCGTGAAACTTTAAACATCCGTCAAGAAAATGAACGTCTTGCTGACGGTCAAAATGTTAAAGCTTTAATTATCGATAAACATTCTATTCATATTAATCATCATAAAACAGTGTTATCTGATCCTACTTATCGTTTTGACGACGAATTAGCCGGAAGAGTACTTGCACATATTCAAGAGCACGTGGATCTTCTCCGCAATGGAGACCCAGGTCTTCTTGCAATGATGGGGGAACAATCTCTTGGTCCGGCGCAAGGAACTCCTCCTCCGCCACAACAAGGTGGGGATGTAAATCAATCTCAAGCTCCTAATCCTGAGCAAAGCCCTATGGGACCTCCTCCTGCTGGAGCTGAGGGAATGCCAGGAATGCCTAATATGCCCCAAATTGATTCCGGACTTTTAGTCAAGCCTGAGCTTCAACAGAATAGTTTAGGAAATGTAAAATAATGGTTATATATAAAATTACTAATCTATTGAATAAAAAATGCTACATAGGACAAACTTCTCAAAAGAATCCTATGAGAAGATTTTATAGCCATATTTCTAATTCTAAATTAAATATGGACGGTTATTTATATAATGCGATTAGAAAATATAGTATAGAAAATTTCAAATTTGAAGTAATAGAAGAAGTAAATTCTAGGGATGAATTAAATTTTTTAGAAAAATACTATATAAAACATTATGATTCAATGAATAATAAATATGGATATAATTTAACATCGGGAGGGGGGCAGTGTATTTTAACTGCCGAAAGTCGATTAAAAATTTCTAACACAATTAAATCCCAATTTAAAAATGGCCGTAAGATTGTATTAAGATCCATCCTTAAACTTTCCGAAGAAACAAAAAAAAGAATTAGTTTGTCCGGAAAAGGAAAAAAGCGTTCTGAGGAAACTAAAAAGAAAATGAGTGCTGCGCATAAAGGAAGAAAAAAATCGGACGAATGTAGAAAACGATTATCAGAGGCAAAGAAAGAATATTTTAAAAAAAATAGAGCGCCTAATTCAAAAAAAATAATCTGTTTAAATGATAATAAGATTTTTAATAGTGCTAGCGATGCTGGACGGTTTTATAATATACCCGTAACTGCTCCGCCTAGAGTTTGTAGAAAAGAGCGAGCGCACTATAAAGGATTTGTTTTTGAATGGTTTAATTCCGTTCCCGCAAATATGCTGCCAAATCCTGATGTACAACAACAGGCGATGAACAACGTAAAAGGTTAATTAAAGGGGATATGATTTGTCTACGAAGTATCTAAATGGGGAAAATATACTTCGGCAAGTGTACGATGCCGATGCTGAGAGTCTTAGGACTACAGCGGTAGCTACATTTAGCGGCGGATCAATTAGTGTTTCTATTTCCCACCTCACCGATAGTATTAAGATCGGAGATGGTACAGATTTTTTAGCAATTAACCCTGATGGCAGTATAAACGCTGTTATTTCAGGGACAATGAATATTGAGATTGATGCTGCAGATGGCGATAACATCGCTATATCAGACGGAACTGATACATTAGCTATAAATGCTGATGGTAGTATAAATGTTGCTGGTGTTGCTACGGAAGTAACACTTAGTGCAGTGGATGCAAAGCTTGGAGCGGTTGAATCTGCTCCTGGAGTTTCAGCAAGTACAGCAATAACTATTCAGGGTAATCCTGGCGGATTGGCAGTACCCGTAGATGTCTCTAATTTCCCAGCAACCCAAGCTGTAACACAGTCGGGTACTTGGAATATAAATGACATCACCGGAACAATAAGCCTTCCTACTGGAGCCGCCACTGAAACGACGTTAAACTCGGTGCTTACGGCGATTCAAAGTATAGATAGCGATACGCCGCCTCTTGGTCAGGCTTTGATGGCAGCTTCTATACCTGTAACAATGGCTTCAGACCAAACCGGAATTAATATGTCCGGTACGGACAACGGTACGGATAGCGGAACAAAATTTACACTGGTGAATAATAGACGCCAGCAAATATTAGCAGCTAAAGATCGAAATGACGCAGTTACTTATGCTGATTTTGGAACAAAAAATGAACGAATTACGCAGATTGACTACACGTCAGCAACAATAGGCGCGTTCACTGCTAGAAAAACTGTAAATTATGTATTAGATGGTAGTAAATATAAATTAACGAATATAGTTTGGACTTTATTTTAAGGAGATATAATGAAATTAACGAAGTTAGACCTACTTACACAAGTAGTCGGAAGTTACGATCAAACAAAAACGACAATTTCAGGACGTGTCGCCTCAAAAACTGTAGATAGTCTTCCTGTACTGGGTGCCCCTCTTACTAAATATATGGACTTTTTCACAGACTCACTAGGATCTATCCCTACTGGAGCTATGTACGCCAGTCCTAATGGTAGACTATTTGTAGTTGGTACTGTTGCGGCAGGCCAAATACCAATTTTTCTTTACACATTCAACTATGCTGACGGAAGTTTTGCGTTTGTTGGAAGAATAAACCTAACTTCACCAAATAACGCGGCAACAACTCACACGATAAAAGATATTCGAGTTATTGACACAGGAACTACTGGATGGAAGATTTACGTTGCTACAGTGGGATCTGTTGTTATCAACGGTGGAACATTCTGCGCTAACAGTATTGATTTAGCCGACTTTGTTCCGGTTGCAGCGCCTACTATACCGTTTGCAACAGGAAATGGTCAGAAAGCTGTTTATTTCAGTCAAAATGGATCCGCTACAGGCGTTAACCAAGCAGAAACTACAGCAGCGGCTCTTATTTACGATAGTAATACAAATAGAATGTACACACATAACGGTATTGCCGCAACACATCAGTATTTTGTTCGTGATACCACAGCGTCACTAACTTACACTTCAGCTTCAGTGAGTGTGTCAGTTGCTGCTCCAGGTAAAGTAACTTATAACTCACATCCATATTTAGCTAATGACCCTGTAGTATTCATAGCAGGTACTGTTCCTACTGGACTTGTTGTTGGTACTGTATACTATGTTCGTAACCCTAGTGCAAATGATTTCGAATTATCATTAACCACTGGTGGAGCATCTATTACTACCACAGGATCGGTTTCTGTTGGAGCGGTAATCGGAAGAGCTTTTGGTACCACAAGTGCGGACTTTTTATACAAAACTGGAAACTTACCAGCACTTACTGGCGTTATGCTTACAAACGGTTCTGAAAGAAAAGCTGTACCTGTAGCGGCACCTCTTAACGGCGGAACTTTAAATGGTAATGCTTGTGCGTTTATCGCTACTTCAACTAATATATATTTAGGATTGTTGTCAGAGCTTACTACAGGAACTACATCTTGGCCTTCACTCACTACATCCAATATTCTTGGAACAACCAACCAGATTACAGCGGCTACCCCAGCGTTTGCTACATGGTCTGATGAGTTGGACTGCGCGCTATACACAACAAATACCACTAAAATTGTGGGTAAACAGGTTGTAAACAATCTAATTAAATATCTATTCGGAGAAATCAATAACACTTACCTAGAAACAACTTCTCCTGCAGTAGTTGAAATGGGACTTGCCGCTATTGCTGCAATAGCCACCGAAAGTGGCTGGTTTTTTGTTGCCGGATCTACCATAGGTCAACGTGGCATTATCTGTATGGATATGAGATCTGACAGTAGTGTTGATTACTCATACATCGTAACTAAGGTGATTAATACGCCAAATCAACAAATATACGTATTAAATACTTTAGAAGCTTTGTATACATCTACAGGAAATGTTAAGTTACAATATAGAACTAGTGGATTTGGAAGTATCAGCGGAGGATGGACTGACATTGCTTTAGGAACTGACCTCTCTGCTATCACTACGGCAAGTCAAATACAGTTTAAGATTTTATTCAACATGCAGTCTGAGGGAGCTTCTTCTCCGGCGCAAGTTAATGAGCTTCTGTTAGGATACATCGATAATGTTGAACTTGATGAACATTTTGAATACTCTCATGATAACTCATCTACAGGATCTCCAACAAGAGTCGCGTTTAGATTGAAGAACGCGTTCCAGTCATCTGTACCAACATTGACATTTAAATCGTATGATCTAAGCGATACCCTACTGATTAGTCAAACTACAGTGAGTCATCCTGCTAACTTCGAATATAGCACAAATAGCGGATCTAGCTGGTTGCCATTGGGAACAATTCCTAACACAGTGGGTACATTGATTGGATATACGTTTACTTCTCCGCCCGGAACAGATATTCGCCCCGTTATTAAGTCGTAAGGAGCTATAAATGGCCGATATTTTAACGCAGAGCCAGGTATACCAATCCAGCTCTGCGCCCACAGTATTTAGTGACCAGTTTATATTCGGGATGGTGTACCAAGGTTCATCATCCGCTTGTATAGTCGACATCACCCCTCCGACATTCGCCGGAATATCAACTCTTACAGTTGGATCACGAGGTCAAATCATCGCAACTTGGGCTGCAGGCACTGATGCTACAGCCCCTGTTCGTTATGAAGTGTACATCCAAGCTAGCGTGAGTGTTGGTCTATTCACAGCTCAAAACATTATTGCTATCACAGATAAACTCCAGTTTAGTACATTCACATTACCGGATGGAAGTTTTCTTGTTAACGGAACCACATATTATGTTGGCGTGAGAGCAATTGACGGCGTTAACAATCGTGAAGGAAATGTCGTTATTCTTAACGTAATTTCTACAGGAGTTTATGTATCTAGTGAAACATATAGCACAGATGCGGTATTTTCTATAGACTCTTCTAATCAATTTAGAGGAACACTCTGGGCTATTAAGAATAGCGTTATCGCTACTAATATCAATGCTGTGCTTGGTAGTGCGAGCTATCAGGTTTATGATAAAACTGGAGCAGCGGTTGTTGGTATGAGCGGAAGTGGAATAACCGCAGATGTTAACGGTCAGTATGTTATCCCCGCTGTAGCTAATCTAATGTCTAATGCTCTTGATCATTACACCGTAAAAGTGACAATTATGGTAGATAGCGCAAACCGCGCCAACTACGTACCGATTGTTAAAGAAGACGAAGACTATCAAATCCTTGGTAATTTCTTTGTTGACGGTAATAACGACTTCGATGGATCATTCTGGGTGATGGAAGATGAGGTTATTGTAACTTCAGATCTAGGAACTGGAAGCTATCAAGTGTACAGCCCAGCTGGGGCTCCAGTTGTCGGTATGTCTGAAAGCGGATTAGCCGCTAACGGTGTTGGGATATTCACTATCACAAACGTAGCATCTCTTATCCCTCCTAATCAATTGGGGTATACAGTTAAGATTGCGGTTACAGTCGATGGTGTTGTACGAAGTATTCTATTACCTCTTAACAGCAAGATACCTTCATACAAAGCACACGGTGGATTCGCTATTAATGCGTCTAATCAGTTTATAGGAGCTCTATGGGCAACCGCTGATGGGCTAACCCGCACTACAGGTATCGGAACCGCTAATTACACGGTTTATGATGCTTCAGGCGTTGCTGTAGTAGGTCTCAGTCAATCAGGAATCACCGCTGATGGAAATGGTAGATATATCATTACTCCAGTAAGTGCGATTCTTCTAACTGACCTCACTATCTTCTCCGTGAAGATCGGTATAGTAATCGATGGCGTTGAAAGAGTGTCATATAAAACTATGTCCTTAATGGGAACTTAATGGCGACAAGAAAGTTAGTGGCGCATGACAGCCATGAAGATCACCAGATACTAGCGACTGATAATATCAAGCGCTATATCATGAACGACTCGGAGGACTGGCAATTTTTGCTAGGTCCTTCTAGTAGTTTTACCACTTCAGCTCAAATCATAAAGCTGGCAGGGGAATTCGATACTGGAGACTTCGATCATATAAGAGTTGTTGGATATTTATACAACACTTTCAGCGGTACGATTGATAACAGCGCTTCCTGCACATTTAAAGTGTACATGGTGGCTAACCCCGGTAGTCCTCCATGGGACGATCAGTTGCTACATACCGTAGCTGGTACTCAAATACCCAACAGTTATTACTATGCATCAATAGATCTCACAACCTTGTCAGCAGCGTCATTAGACGGTGATACAACATTAATGATTGAGGGTACTATTGTTAGGATGGGTAGAACTTACCGAGATAGAATTTATGTAAACCATTTAGGCGTTTACGACAGTATTACAAGACTTAAAAAAGATGTTCAATGGCTTAACCTTAGTAAAAAGGATGAATAACTATGCGTAAATATGCCGTAGTTGATGACAACACAGTAGTTGAAGTATTAAATTTAGATGAAGATGGGTATAAACATGAAGCATCGTATCATCAGCTTATTATTGACATTGAAGATTTATTAATTCAGCCTACCGTTGGGTGGAAATTCGTAGTTAATCAGTTAACCCCTCCTCCAGCCGCCCCAGTAGACCTTCCAACACTGATTAAAGCGAAAATCAAATCTTATCAGGACAAGGCTCCTACTATCCTGCGAGATATGTACACCGCCAACACGCTTCTCGGCATCACTATACAACAATCAGACGCTATGTTTGCTGATTATCAGGATGTTCTGATTAGACTCAGAGAAGGGGCTTGGCCAACAGCTCTTTATCGACTGCAACAAAAGACTCCGTCAGGATTTGTTACACAACCTATGATTGATAACTGGATCGCTGTTATACAGATTAATTTATAATGGAAATTATCATCGGATGCTCTAAAAATTCTAAGATAGGATCTTGGCTCATCAGATGGTGGATTGGAGTAGATTATTCCCATGTATACGTTAAATGGAGACTAAAGACTCAGGATAGATGGATTGTTTACCACGCATCTCACGGTATGGTTCACTTTGTGAGTGATGAGAACTTTAAGCTTAAGAATCAAGTGGTAAAAGAGTACACCCTTAATATCGCACAAAAACACTTCATTGACTTCAGTCGATTATGTGTAGACTTAGCTGGACAAGAATACAGTGCACTAGAACTTGTACAGATATTTATAAGTAATATAACTAACGGTAAATTTCGCACCGAAGATCTGCACGGATACATCTGTTCTGAACTTATGGCTGAGCTGTTAGAGAAGTTCTTTAAAGCTAAATTTGATAAGCCTAGATACTTACTTACACCTAAAGATATTATTCTGTTCTTGGAAAGAGGACTCCGTGGCTAGATTAGAATTTAAAAAAGAAAAGTCGTCATTAATTGCTCGAGCTAAGTATCATCTGACTCATTCAAATATCAATACATTACTTTTAACTATAATTATATTAATACTCTTACTGAAATAGGAACAATACATGGAAAGACTTAAAGCTCTATTAAAAGGCAGCCAAGCTGGAACACAGTTTAGCGATGAATTAGCTGGAGCTATACCTGCGGTTATGGATAAGCTAGGTATTGCTGGCGGAATCACTGAGCAGAACAAGAAATTAGCCGAACAAGGCTTTACCGGAGACATAGGTCCTACTAATACTGAAGATTTATACACACAGGAACGAGATGTAGAGCGAGCTGAGCTAGCTAAAGCTCAAGAAGAACATCCATTAGCATTTGGAGCGGGTAATGTCGCCGGAATAGGTCTCACCTCAGCTATCCCAGCTAGTTTACTGGCTAAGAGTATGGCTAGCGGAGTAGGAAGTGCCGATACAATGGCAGACGTTCCTGAAGCATTAGCTAAGAGTGTAGCGTTTTCTAAGTTGGCGGGAGCAATGGCTCCATCAATGGCTAAAGTTGCTGGAAAAGGTGCTCCAAACTTCGGTAAAGTGTTAGATCAGCAAGGTAATAAAGTAGCTAATGTCTCGCATATTGAGATTATGGATATGATGAATAAAAGCGGATTATCTCAGAAATTAGCTGATCTAAAGGGTAAAGTTCCTCCGTCAGCATTTGATAATATGAAACAGATGATGATTAATTCTGCTAGAAATATGATATTAAAAGGGAAGTAGTAATCCTGAGAAAAGAACGAGAGAACCCATTAAAACCGTAGATATTTAGCGGTTTCCATTAGACCTTGAATGCTTTAGGTCTAAATCGTATAGGGATAGCATTCTTGTATATCCCCAGCTCTCTTTCCCTACTTTCTCAACCTTACAACGCCCATCCTAGGCGGATACAGTATTTCGGAATATGACGAGCACACCACGATAGTCCACGGGTATCGGAATGACTGGTGCCGTTTCTTATTACTAAGAAATCGTCCTGCTATCACTAACAGAATCACTCCTTGTCTACTATCATGACCCCCTGTACTAACTCGGCAGTTTAGAGTTGTATGCTTTCTCAGCGCCCACAGGGTTAAAGTAAAACCTCTTTCGAGGAGTTGCGACGATACTATGTCTCTCCTGTCGCTAGGAGATTTATCTCAAATTACTACATGTATCATATAAAGTCAACTAAAAAACATATATATTAGACACTTTGACGGCAAGCACACGCCCCGTCATTAACAACGGCAAGCATTAAGCCCCGTTTTAACAAAGGAGAACTCCATGTCTGATGAATCAGCAGCACCAGCTGCGCCCGTAGAAGCACAAGAAGCCGCCCCAGAGGTCATTGAGGCTGAAGAAGCCGTAGATGCCCAAGAAGGCGAAGGATCGAAGGACGCCCCCAAAGCTGACGCTAAAAAGGAAGGCACTGTCGATAAGGCGATTAACGCCCTTAAGAAGAAGTTCAACCTAACGGTTGGGGGTAAGGCACGGGACGTAGAAATTGATCTTAGTGACGAAAAAGAAGTAAAACGTTACTTAGAACAGGCTTTTGGAGCCCAAGAGAAGTTTGAAGAGGCTGCAGGCATCCGAAAACAGGCTGAGCAACTAGTTAAAATGCTCAAAGAAAATCCTAAAATGCTATTAAAGCATCCTGAACTAGGATTAGATATCAAAAAGCTTGCCACAGAAATCCTTAATGAAGAACTTGAGGATATGGCTAAGTCTCCAGAGCAAAAACGCATTGATGAGATGGAAAAGAAGCTTAAAGACTACGAAGAAGAGAAAAAGCGTCTCGAAGAAGAACGTCGCAATGCTGAAATGTCTAAAGTTCAACAAGAAGCTATGCAGCAATTGGACGAAGATATCTCACAAGCTCTCTCATCTTCTACCTTACCAAAATCCCCTTATGTTGTTAAAAGAATCGCTGACACAATGATCGAGGCTATCAATCTTGGATACGAGAATGTTCGTATTCCAGACATTATGCCTTACGTTGAGCAGCAATTGCTCGCTGAGATTCAACAGATGTTTGAAGCTAAGCCTTCTGACGTTCTTGAGAAGATGATCGGTAAGAAGACTTTGGATGGATACAGAAAAGAAAAGATCGCTAAAGTTAAGCGGCCAGCTGATGCGTCTCAAGTTAAAGAAACTGGAGCTAAGTCAGATCAAAAGGCTGATGACAAAGACGCTTTAGCGTTTAAGAAAGTGTTTTCAACGTTTTAAACTCCTTCATGTCGAAGGATTTAACAAGGCGGTAGAGTTTAGATAAATGATGAGATAGTTAGAACCCCGACGGCAAGCAGCCATGCCCTGTTGGCAAGTGATGACGAAGTAGTTATGAGTTTAGATTCCACCAAATATCAATAATAACAAAGTGTACCTTATAGAGTACACAAAAGGAAAATTGCAAATGGCTGAAAATTCAGGTGCTAATAGTTTAACAACTTTGGACGGGATGTTCAAAGCTACATATAGTGAGAAAATGCTGCGTTTGATCCCTGAGGGATTGAAACTTATGAACAAAATTAAGTTTCTTCCAAAGGACAAGCAGCCTGGACTTGCTTACCATTAATGTTGGTGGTAATAAAATCTTCTCTAATTGACTTGGAACTCCAGAAGTGGACAACAAGGGGCAAGACGAAAGTCAGCCTGAACGACTAAACGAGAAGACCCGAGAGGGATGCGATAGTCTGAACAGCTCTATAACTAAGAAAGGGGCTGAGAGAAATCCGAAGTGGTTTCTCCCCACTGAAAAGTGGAGTAACAAATGCAACCAGTAGTTCTTAACTAACCAGGATCTACTATAAAAAACCGATTCTAATTGACTTGGAAGCCTAAAAAGAATACAATGCTTATAGGTGACAAGGCGGAACTAGTGAAAAACGAAATTACTGATATACCGATAGAGTTTTTGTTAGATTCTTACAAAGAATTGAAAAGTTCTTATAAGGTCGCGAAAAAATTCGACATAAGTGCAACGGCGGTTAAAAGAGTTTTAAAAAAACTAGGTGTTTTACGGACTCAATCCTCAGCAGCTAAAGACCGAGGAACTGAGCATCTTCAATATGAAAGAACTGACGCACATAAACAAAATTTAAGTGAGTTGGCTAAAAAGAAAATTGGAGAAAAGAACCCCTTTTTCGGTAAAACCCATACAGAAGAAAATAAGAGAAAGTTTTCAGAGAACGCTAAAGCTAATACTTCTGAAAGAAACCCGAATTATAAAACCGGATCTTATGTTCGACGCCCCAGAGACTTTAAACAGGCAGAATTCACAAGACTGCGAAATTTCGTATTTAATAGAGATGATTACACGTGTTTGTACTGTAAATGTATGGGTGGTAATCTTCATGCTCATCACAAAATACCATTTTGGATAGAGAAAGAAGCTTACTTAGACCCAGATAACTTAGTTACAGTGTGCACAAAATGTCATTTCCAAAACGCCCACTTAAATAATTGGGCATTCTTCGATGTAACGATTATAGACGATCGTTTACTAAAGAGATATAAACTAGACCGTGAGAGACTAAATGAATTGGCTGTTAAAAAATAACAGATGCGATAGTCCGACCTCCGTGTATAATTGAAGACGGAGAATTTGGCAGAAATGTCAAATCGCCCTTAACTGGGTTGTAACAGAAAATGTGGTGCAGAACACGGTAAAGCTTAATGCTGTGTATAAATTCTCTCTGATTGACTTGGAAGCCCGACAGGGTGACAGGGCGCAAGGCTAAGGCCAGCGTGAACGACTAAGTGAGAGAAGGGCTGAAAACAGTCCAAGCGATAGTCTGAACTCGGAATATAGAAAGAAAATCCGAGAGAATTATCCGAAGTGGTAATTCCCCATCGAAAGATGGAGTAACAAAATGGTTACTTTCGCAGGATCAGACGAAGGAGCATTTTTGCTCAATGCGGCTGTTCCAGGCCAAATAAAAGATGCTGTTGTAAAAGGAACACAACTTGTAATCCGTTCTCTTATGCCTTACGCTCAAGCATACCGTGCTATGGGTTCTGCGCAGTCTTTTGAGAACGCTACAAAGTATCTTGTTGGTTCTATGATCGCTTCTATCTCTAAGAAATTGGAGATCGAATTGCTTTATGGACAAATGGGATATGGTATCGTTAAAAACAACGAAACTGCAGGTGCTAACGTTGTTGTTGAAATCACTGACGCTTCTTTTGCTGCTGGTATTTGGGCCGGTGGAGAAGGAATGCCTGTTGAGTTCGTCCGTGGCGGATCTGTAGTTGCCAATGGAAATGTCGCTAAAGTTGACTTGACTGCAAAGACTATCACTATCGATACTCTTTCTGCAAACTTGCTCGCTAACGATGACATCTTCCACAAAGGTGCATACGGAACTTCTAACGATAAGGAATTCGCTGGTATCCACAAAATCCTCACTAACGCTGGGTCTTTGTTCGGTATCAACGCTTCTTCTTACACTCTGTGGAAGGGTACTGAGTTCGCCCCTTCATCTACTTCAGTTCTTTCATTCTCTATCGTTCAGCAAGCAATTGCTAAAGGTGTTGAGAAAGGACTTGACAGTGATGTTATGGTGCTTGTTAACCCTGGTCACTGGGACGATTTGTTGACTGAGCAAGCTGCTCTCCGAATGTATGATTCTTCATACTCTATCGGTGAGTCTCAAAACGGTTCTAAGTCAATCAAATTCCATTCTCAAAACGGAGTTTGTGAAGTTATCCCTTCTATCTATGTAAAAGAAGGAATGGCTTTCATCCTTTGCGTTGAAGACTGGGCTCGAGTTGGATCTACCGATCTTACTTTCAAGAGACCAGACCGTGGCGATGAGTTCTTTAGGGATTTAACGGATTATGCAGGTTTTGAGCTCCGAGCTTACACTGACCAAGCCGTTTTTTGCGCTCGTCCAGGACGACAGGTCATTATCACTAACCTCAAAGTATCGTAATTACTATAGTTTTTAGGATACTTTTAAGGCGGAGGGTTAATAGCCCCTGCCTTTTTTATTTGTGCTAACTCTCGATAAATATCTTGACAAATTAAATCACTCATGTCACGATAAATATATGGGTAAATGGACAAAACAAAGCAAGTATCAATCTGAAGACTACATAAACAGCATACTCCCCGATGGAGTAGTGGTCCTAGCACCACTTCCGAATAGAAGGATCAACAAAGAAACTCCTCTAGTATTCTTAGATCCGGAGTTCGGCGAGTTCACCACAACAATCAGAGGTATGTTGGATGTAGGGAGGAGCACACATCCAAGAAAAAACGCACAAAGGACGTTGGCCACTAAAAAACAAGATCCTGAAAACTTCCGACGATCAATAATGAAAAGAGTTAAAACTTTTAGAGAAAAGAACACGAGAGAAGATATAAATATTAGAAGAAAGGCCACAAATAGAAAAAGATACGGAGTTGATTGGCCAATGCAAGATCCAAAGTATGTAGCTAAAATGCAAAATACCTGTATAGAATTATACGGGGTCGATAATGGTATGAAAAATGATACGTTTAAAAAACAATGTCAAGATTCTTATATAAACAACATGGAGAATTTAAATTATCAGTCTGCTGGAGAAAAGGAAGTACGTGATTTTATTGAGTCTCTTGGTTTAAAGACTGAAAAAAAGTTCTTTGACTTCAGAGAGTTTGATATTGTTGTTCCAGAAAAAAATATAATTATTGAATACGACGGTTTATTTTGGCACTGTGAGAAAAACCTTAGTATAACACCAAATTATCATATTCTAAAAACTAAAATAGCCGAAAAGTATGGGTTTAAGTTAATTCATATTTTCGATAATGAATGGTTAGAAAAAAAAGAAATATTAAAAGAGTTTATAAAGTCCGCGCTAGGAAAAAATACCGAAAGAATTTTTGCTAGAAAATGCGTATTAAAGGTTGTGGAAAGAGCTGAAGCTATCGATTTTTTAAATAAGTACCATCTTTTAGGATCGGGCCGTTTTAAAGTTGCGTACGGTCTATATTCAAATAATGACCTAGTTTCACTCATAACGTTGAATCGACACCACAGGGGGACTGATCCTAGAATAGTATTAACTCGATTTGTCAATAAATTTAATTATAACATTATAGGCGGAATGAGTAAATTAGCAAGTTATGCATCGGTTATCCATGGAGATCTTATATCGTGGATAGACAGAAGATTAACAAATTCATCAAAATGGGAAAAAGCTGGCTGGCAGGTGGAGGCTATTCTTCGACAAGATTATTTTTATTACAATGTAAGAACTTGTAAAAGTATAAGTAAACAATCCAGAAAAAAAGGACTTGTAAATACTCCTGAAGGTATGACCGAACATGAACATGCTAAATTAGATAATCTTTACCGAGTGTACGATTGTGGAAAATATCGGGTTGTTTTTAAAAACTCTAAAAAGAGTTGACTTCTCGTCTAATTATCATTATAATACAATCAAAAAGGATCACCAATGAAACACCTAATGCATAAAAATTCAATGGACGTAGCCTTCGTCGCAGATCGCATTCAATATGCCGACATTAAACGCACTAAATATCGAGGTAGGTGGCAAAATCTTGGCTATACAGGCAAGCCTTGGGACCTACAGCCCCACCAAGTAACCCTCACGATCTATACCGATCAGGCTAGCAACTGGATTACGCTCACGCACGGGCAGATTTACACTCCCCGCACAGCTCCAGGTGTTCCTGCCTAATAGCTCTTATTGATGCTCTTTATGACATCTTTACTAAGATGCGTCATCCTTAATAGGATACATATCCATGTGTAATACAGACCCATCAGTATAGTTAGGAAAGCAGTCTGGACGATGCGTCTTCAAGTGGTAGTAGACCAGGGCAACGATTTCCTGTGCTTGTAATTCATGTCCACTCACCATTTCATTTAACACTACCTCTAAATCCTCGGTAACTTGTCCTAATGGACGAAGCTTTTTAGTGCTCACGACTCAACCCCGTGTTCACGCATTAAGTCGAAGTATTTAGACCGGATGTATTCAAATACACGAACGGCCTCTTCTTGTTCTTCTGGAGAAGAAATATCCAACTGGCGGATAGCATCCTCACTGAGACCATGCTTAATATTTCCTCTTAACACTTGATTCTCAAAATCAAACATAACAGAGCTCAATTTAGGACCATTCATATACGTCTGTAGCTCTTCTCGTTCTTCTGGCAAATTAAATGATATTACATGTTTCATGGGTTCTCCTTTTTTATAGTTAATTCACACCAATCTGAATGAAAGTCTTTAGGACAATCCTCTCCAAAAGTCTTATGGCAGCCACAAGTACACATAGTAACATGGCCTCTAGGCAATATCGGAGGCGGATCATCACTGGAATAGTCATACTCATCTGCGGTAGGCCCATTAATAATCCATTTATTATTAACACTCCATTTCCCAGGCGGATAATATATCATGCTACCTCCATGGTTATTTTATCAAATCTAGGCAATTTGTCAATAAAAAACATATATACTATGAAATCCCCACATAATATATGCCCGGTGTGTGTGGGCTATTTACTTGATTTTGGTCAATATCACCCAGAATATGGGTGGAAGAAATGTCCTTCCTGTGGATGGTGCGAAGATTCTAATGGCGAAAACCTTCTCACTATGGGAAAATCTGAAGAAGAGAAGAAAGCCATTATAAAAGCCTATGCTAAAGGTGGAAAATGATTACATTTAAAGAGCTTCTTGGAAACCACACAGTCGCAGAAGTGCCAATTTCCCATCAGCACAACTTGGAAGAGTTGCTAGTATGCGTCAATAAGTTCAGAGCTGACTACGGTAAGCCCATGCGAGTCACTTCACCCTATAGAAGCATTCAAGACCACCTCCGAATCTACGCAGCTAAAGGCATCACTGACCAGAGTAAAATTCCTATGAAGTCGAAGCATCTCTTTGGACTTGCCGTAGACTTCGCTGACCCAGACGGGAGCCTCTACGCTTGGGCTAAGGCCCATGAGGATAAGCTTGCTGAATATGGAATTTGGGCAGAGTTAGATACAAAGGGCTGGTTACACTGTCAATGTGTTCCTTATGGGTCATTTACTGAGGGTAAGAGCCGGTTCTTTAAGCCGTAAGGAAAAAATGAAGAAAAAAAGTGCATATCTAACTAAGAGAGCTGAAAAAATAATCTCCATGTTTATGGACAGGAAGATGTTTCCCCGCCAGTCTATCCTTGTCGAAGAAGCCTTGGAGACTCTTTTAGAAAAAACATTAGAGGAGCAGTCCAAGCAATGTAACGAGCCTCTCGACGAGAATATAGTCCGGTTACAACTGGAAACCATGGATAGGACTTAAGTGACAGATTTGACAGAAGATTGATGGTTGTGATATGATAATAAAAATCCCCTACACAAGGTGCTTCTTATGTAGAGGTAAAGGTTTAACCGATTAAATCAGTTAACTTTTTAAAGATGTCCAGGATAAGTCCTAGCAAAACTAGGGCCTTTTTCAGTCCGTTAGTCACCTTATATCACCCCCTTTCATAGAAGCTCAGCCTCTTCTATTACTGAGACCTCTAGCAGCTTGGGAATGATGTGCATATTATCGGATAACGTTTGAGTTTACTGAGGGTCAGGCCTTAAGTCGAATATGCTTGAGTTTTTATGGATAATGTTTTATGATAGAGAGTGAGGTAGAGTATGAATTTGACACAGATGAGAAATTTATCTAATGATTGGAGCCTAGAAGGCTCCCCTAAACCATCAGATACGTCAATCACCAATGCTAATAAAATACTTGAAGCTGTCAATCGGGAAGTTTATGACATCCAGCCCTCAGTCGAGGGTGGAGTTATGATTCAGTTTAAAAATAATCAATTTGGTGTTTTTGTTGAATGTTATAATGATGGTGAAATTGGATACACTCTTACTTATAATGGTAAATCTGTATCTTCAGTGGATATGATTGAACAAAAAATTTCCGGAGTAGACTTTATATCAGCGATTCAAACTCATCTTGGCACACTAAGGGCGGTTGTTGGCTAATTTATCTCCTTCAGAAAATTTATACAGGGCTTTTCGGGAATTGGATAAAGACGGAAGAGTTGCGGCCTCGGGGCTTCGATTTCCCAATATTTCAGTCAATAGAGCAAATCTTTGTGAACCGGAGGACGTTTTAATCGGAAGACCTTCTCCCGTCGGAGTTTGTTCTTTTTATGTAAGGGATATTCCATTAGAATATATTGAAGGAACTGTTAGTTATTCTTTTGTGGCAGTTGAGGACCCTGTGCCCGATAATCCGGCCCATGCTGAGATAAGGTGTCTTAAAGATAGCGTCTATTTGCAGCAGGAACCCCCCCCCCCCCTAGAATCCGGCGACAATTCAGGATTGATTTAGCTGCGTCGATAGTAATTGTGGTACCGCCGAGTTGAACTTTATAGTTGACGCCCATTTTCTTTTAGCTGACATGTAGTTGTACGGAATATCCTGTATCTAAGCGGATTTATTACTGTTTTTCATTGTACATCGTTTCTGTTGTATGAAAAAACATATATAGTAGACGGAGGAAACTCACTTTGCCACAATTAACGGTAAACGGCGTTACATTTAATTACGCCTCCGAAGGCCAGGAAGCTGGTACTTGGGGTGCAGATGCAACAGACTGGGCGTCAGAGGTTACAGATGTTCTCGGAACTGTCGCTCCTGAAGGTACAATTACAATTACAGAATCACCATTTAATGATGCCGCTTCAGGAAATGTTGCCGGTCTTCAATTTTCATCATCTGTAACACAAGTTGCAAAAATAATCTACAAAATTAAAAGAAATACCTTGTATGAATCTGGCACACTCGATGTTCTATATGACAATGGCGTATGGAAAATGTCTAGGATTATAGACGCGTCTAGTAGCACAGATTTAGGTGTGTCTCTAAATATAGATGATACAACAGGTCAAGTAACTTATACGAGCACATCTACCGGTGTAGCTGGAACAATTAAGTTTAAATCAATTTCTACACTCGCTTAAGGAGCAAATGTGGCATTAGATATTAAAAAAATTCTAAAAGGTCTGAGAATCCTCAATGATTCAGACAGCACAAAAGCCTTGGAACTGAGTGTTTCGGGCAGTACAAATACGAAGACAACAGTCACCACTTCACAAACTGGCAACCGTACAGTCACTCTTCCTGACGCTACAGACACTCTTGTCGGTAGAGCCACTGGAGATGTTTTCACTAATAAGTCGATTGACGCAGACACAAATACCATTACAAACATTGAAAATGCTGACATTAAATCTGGCGCAGCTATTGATGCTGCTAAGATCGCCAACGGTACGGTTGATAACACCGAATTTCAATATCTTAATGGTGTTACCTCAGCCATCCAAACGCAATTAAACGGTAAAGAAGTTAGCTCAAATAAAGGTATTGCTAGTGGATATGCATCGTTAGACGTTAATGGTCTTGTTCCCACCACTCAGATGCCTCCGGCAGCTTTAGAGCGCCTTGTTGTTGTTGCAGATCAAACCGCACGATTCACACTTACCACAGCTACAGTACAAAATGGCGACACTGTATATCAAACCGACACCGCCACTATGTATTTCATTAAGGACGACACAAACCTCGGTAACGCTTCAGGATACCAGGCGTATAGCGCAGGAACCGCTGTAAATTTCTCAGGAGCTTTGGCTGGAGACATAGCCGGCACCCAAGGTGCTACAACGTATAATAATGTAGTGCCGGTAGCTAAGGGCGGAACAAACAGTTCTACAGCTCTTACTAATAATAAGGTCGTTGTGAGCACAGCCGGAGCTATCGTTGAGTCTGCTGTTACAAGCACGACACTAGGTTATCTAGATGCAACTTCTTCAGTACAAACACAATTAGATGCAAAAATCCCCAAGGCACTAACCACTACCACTGGAGACATGATATACGCTTCTGGAGCTTCAACTCCAGCAAGGCTGCCTGTGGGTGGTTCTGGTCAAGTATTAAAGTCTGTTGGCGGAATTCCTGCTTGGGCGACATTCTCTGGCGGGATCAACTACCTGTCTTCTAATCCAGACGCTGAGGCCGACACTGCCGGATGGGCGACTTATGCTGATGCTGCTGGTACTAGCCCTGTAGACGGCACCGGAGGCTCTCCGAGTTCAACTTTTACTCGTAGTACATCTAGCCCTCTTCGAGGCACAGCTTCTTTCCTATGGACCAAGTCCGCAGCAAATAGACAATCAGAAGGCTTCTCCTACGACTTCACTATAGACGCATCTGATAAAGCTAAAGTGCTGCAAATAAGCTTTGACTACCTTGTATCCTCTGGAACCTACGCAGACTCGGACATGACTATCTGGATTTATGACGTCACTAATGCAGCATTGATTCAGCCTGCTGGGTACACAATCCAGAATGCTGCGGTATCAATGTCGCAAAAAGCAACCTTTCAGGCTGCCTCAAACAGCACTAGCTACCGCCTGATTGTTCACACAGCTTCTACCAGTGCCAGTGCCTACACCTTGCAGTTTGATAATTTCAGCGTTGGGCCACAAATTGTGACTAATGGTGCGGCAATCACTGATTTGACTAGCTTTACACCTACAGGGAGCTGGTCCACAAATACAACGTATACCGGATTTTGGAAAAGAGTAGGAGATACAGCTAAGATTTCCGTTCAGGTATATTTATCAGGTGCGCCTACTTCCGCTACACTAACCGTCAATCTACCTTCTGGCATGACGATGGATACTGCGAAACTGTTAAGTGCCACAGTACAGCACATGAACCTAGGAACGGTTAGAATATTAGATAGTGGAACATTATACTATCGTCTTGGGACAGTGGCGTATTCTAGCACCACAGCCGTAGAGATTTTTGCCTACGGTTCAGCCCCCGGGGACACTTCAGTCTCTCAAGCAGCTCCAATCACTTTTGCCAACGGAGATAGAATCTGGATTGAACTATCCGTTCCAATCGTCGGCTGGTCATCCAACGTCCAGCTTTCTAGTGACACAGACACAAGAGTTGTGGCGATGCGAGGCTATTTGTCGGCTAACCAAACCGGCATCAACCCTAACAATAGTGCAGTAAAGATAAATTTTGATACTAGGTCTTTTGATACACATGCGGGACTAGGTTCAAATAAATATACAATTCCAGTAGCGGGAAAATACTCAGTAAAAAGCACCATTGCGATTGCAGCTACAAACGTTCTAAATTCTCTTTATCAGCTAGTTATTTATAAAAATGGTTCGGTGTATTGCTATGGACCAACAGCATACCCCCCCGCAGCCTCCACATTTTATTTACCTATAGCAGATGAAGTCGATTGTGTTGCTGGAGACTACATTGAAATTTACTTGTATGGAGTAGGAAATAACTCGGCTAGTACATTGACTGCAGTTAGTGGGACCAGCTGGAGTACTCTCTCAGTAGAACGTCTTTCTGGCCCAAGTGTTATTGCTGCAAGTGAATCAGTGACTTTCGCAGCTACAACAAGCACAACAGCAGCTTCGGCATCAACTCCATTTGTGTTTTCCGTAAAAGACCATGATTCGCATGGAGCTTATTCTACTGCAAACGGTAAATTTACAGCGCCAATAGGCGGAAAATATTTCTTTGCCTCAACTGTTTATACCGGCGGTGATTTTTCTTTGTGCCTATATAAAAATGGAAGCTTAGTTCTGCAATGTGGAAACGGGTCTGCGGCAATGGCTGGGAACGGGTCAACAATCATAAGCCTACTTGCCGGTGATTATGTGGATGTCAGACCAACTGGAACACCAACTGCCACAGGGGGTGCCACTATTAACCGATTCAGTGGCTACAGGGTAGGTAATTAAAATGGAAGAACTTGCTACCCTCCTAAAACATATGAATCTCTTTGCGCACAATGCTCACAATTTAGCAAAAGGTCCATTGTTTCTCCAGGATCATGCTTTTCTGAGCGACTTGTACGAAGCATATGATGGTCACTATGACTCAGTTGTTGAGCGTATTATCGGATTGGGGCAGCCTTGCAATTTAAAGCAGATCGCGGTACTTGCCGCTTCCCACTTAGAAGAAGTTGGTGATAACAAGGCGGCACTATCTCACCTGTACAAAATGGAGAATGAGCTCTGTTCACATATAGAAGAGCTTGCTAAATCTGGAGTTTCTCAGGGTACGCTGAATCTCCTTGCGGATCTTGCTGATAAATCTGAACAGCGCCAGTATCTTCTCTCCAGAAGGATAAAATAAGATGCCGTATTCCTCGGATAAACAACGCAAGTTTTTTCATAGTTCCGGAGCTAAAAAAGCTGGAATCACTGAGGATATGGTAAAAGAATACGATAAAGCGTCTAAGGGAAAAAAGCTTCCAGAAAAAGCGACACTTCCTAAACTTCGTAAATTATTAAAAGGTGATAAATGAGTACGACAAATCTTACCGGCGAATTAATAATGAGGAAGATTTATAGCGAAACAGACAACGCTATAATGACTATTCCAGCTTCAAGTACAACGTTTTCAATAGAACTTGACGCAGCCGATGGTGATAATGTTCTTACTAAGCCAGATAATGCGGTTATCAGCGCCGATGGCATCACTTCTTGCGTCGGGATGAAAACCCTTTGTCTATATGGATCTGCAACAACAGTTGAGGTGTCTCCTCTTGATAGCGGAGCTGTTTGGTTTACTATCACTCCAGCATCAGCTACGCCTATGACAATTTGCGCTAGAAGAATCCAAGTGACGGGACTTGCTGGAAACATCGTTATTCAGGCTGTATAAGGAATAAAATGGGTCGAGTTATATACGGAAGTGACAAAAATAAGAGAGCTAGAGCCGCAATAGTTGCGGATATAGTCATTCCGACAGAAGCGTCTGTGTCTTTTTTAGCTCCAGTAGAGCCCTCGGTTGTCTATGTTGATGTTCCTGTGGTACAGGAAATTGAAAAGATTGTAATAAAGGAAGTACCGGTAGATCGGGAAGTAATAGTCGAGAAGATTGTGACAGTAGAGAAAATTGTTGAAGTTCCTGTAGAGAAGATTGTCACTATTGAAAAAATCGTTACAGTTGAAAAGCCCGTAATGATTGAAGTTCCTGTAGAGAAAATAGTGCATGTAGAACGCATCGTTAATGTTGAGAATATTGAGCGAGCACTAGAAGAACGAAAACGTGCCAATGTATACGCAAAAAGACTCAATATCTCAGCGATAATTAATGTTTTTTTATTAATCTTATTAGGAGTTGTCTGTGTCCAACGCTAGTACAAAATCCCCGTCACAACAAAGTAGTGATAACGCTTTAAGACTGGCATTCAACGATCAGGATAACACTCTTGCCGTTGGAAGCTTTGTCACAAGCAAGGCTGGACATAAAATTACAGTTACTTTAGTCGATTCAGTTACTGAAGACTATTCTTATTTAGATGATAGCGTATTACTGATGGTGTTACGGGTTATATATACAGATGGAACAAAAGCTACATTATCAAGTGTAGAAAGGATCGTGTAAATGGCAGGCTATCGCTTTAACCCTGAAACAGGGAATTTAGACCTTGTTGGGTCTTCTGGAGGCGGAGGAGGCGGAGGGCCTGCTACTAAGTATTCCCTCGCGTTCAATGCCACTACCGACTGGGGAAGTCTCTCTGGCGACTATTATACCATCACTGTAACCGCAGGAACTCACGCTCTAGGAACCTCTCCAATAATTGAGATATTTGAACTAGACACGGGAAATTATCTCTCTGTAATGCCCGATGAAATAAAAGTTACTCCTGGCGGGGATGTATCTTTCCGAGTGCCAGGAACGCCGGATTTAAGATTTGCTGGAAAAATAATTATCGTATAAACCAATAACAAAATAAGGAATAGGTACAATGGCTCAAAATTTTAAAGGCGATATAAAGGTACAAGGCACGCTAGTTCTTCCTAATGCGACGGCAAGTAAGGCATTGCAAGTAGACGGTTCTGGTAATGTGTCTCAGTCAGCAACCAGCACGACAGAGCTCGGCTATCTTAGCGGAGTAACATCATCAATCCAAACTCAATTGGGTAATAAAGCTGCGGATGCCGATGTAATTAAAAAAGACGGGTCAGTTGCATACACCGGCGATCAAGCTATGGGCGGCAATAAAATCACAGGATTAGGTGCTCCAAGTGCCAACGGTGACGCTCTTAGATACGATCAATTGGGAGCTAACAGTGGTATCGCCACTCTAGATGGTGGAGGAAAGATCCCTGCCTCCCAACTTCCAAACTCTGTTATGGAGTACAAAGGTACTTATAATGCAACAACAAACAGTCCTACCCTTGTTGATGGTACAGGAAATGCTGGGGATGTTTATGTTGTAAGTGTTGCAGGAACTCAAGACTACGGATCAGGTAATATCACTTTCGCAGTTGGCGACTGGGTAATGTACAGCGGCTCTATCTGGGAAAAATCTGTAAATAGTAATGCTGTTGTTTCTGTTAATAGCCAAACTGGTGTAGTTACAGTCAATGCTATAAATGAATTGACCGGGGATGTTACAGCTAGTGCTGCTTCTGGTTCACAGTCAAAGGCCACTACAATTGCAGCCGGCGCCGTCACTGGATCTAAAATTGCTAGTGATACTATTACTAATAGCAACATTAACTCTGCCGCAGCAATTGCATATAGTAAACTAAACTTAGGTACTTCAATTGTTAATGCTGATATCTCAGCCTCTGCCGCTATTGCATACTCTAAGTTAAATCTTGGAACAAGCATCGTAAATGCTGATATTAGTGCTTCAGCGGCTATCGCCCTTGATAAATTAGCATCTCTTACCGCAAGTAGAGCATTAGCATCTGATGCTTCAGGTGTTGTTAGTGCAACAAGCGTTACTTCTACCGAACTCGGTTATCTTAGCGGAGTAACCTCTGCCATACAAACACAATTAGGTAATAAACAAGGATTAGATGCAACTCTTACCGCTCTAGCCGCTTATAACACTAACGGTATTTTGGTACAAACCGCAGCTGACACCTTCGCAGGAAGAACTCTTACTGCAGGTTCTTCTAAAATAAGCGTTTCTAATGGCGATGGAGTCGCCGGTAATCCAACTGTCGATGTTTCTGAATCTGACTTGACTTTGGACAATATCGGTGGTACACTTGGTATTGCTAAGGGTGGTAGCGGTCAAACTACAGCCAATGCCGCATTGAATGCGTTCTTGCCTTCTCAAGGAAGCAACAACGGTAAAGTGCTTCAAACAAATGGAACAAACACCTCTTGGGCGTCTGTTTCAATTGCTTCAGCTGGAGATATCAATGAAACTTCATTTACTTTTTCAGCTTCAGTTGGATCGCCTACAGCAGTAACTGGACTTGCTTTTGCTAACGGAACCGTAAGAGGATTTAAAACTTATGTTTCTGTAACAAATTCAGTAACAGGATTGTATGAGATGTTCGAACTCACCGGTATTCAAAAGGCTTCTTCTTGGGTTATGGACCAAGTAAGCACTGGCGATGCGTCACTAGTAGTGTTTGACATCACTTCTGCAGGTCAGATCAGATACACTAATGCTGACACTGAAGGCGGAACTATGAAATTCCGAAGTTTGACTCTCAGCGTATAATTAACTTATTTTAAAGGAGAATAAATGAGCGACCTAAAGAGCCTTCTGGGCAAAAAGAAACAAGAAAGTCCTGAGAAAAAAGAAGCTAAGCTTAAAGCTCTTAGTGATATGAGAGGCATTGCCTCTGATATGATGAAAGACGGATTGAAGGGCGGACTGTCTAAAGTGACCGTTGCTGCTGACAATCCTGAGCATCTTAAAGAAGGACTTGAGAAAGCTAAAGAAATCTTAGCTAAAAAAGAGCTTCCTGGAATGGAAGAATCTTCAGAGATGGAAAGTCCTGAAGAAGAACTTAGCGAAGACTCTGAAATGTCTCCTGAGGAAATCGACGCTGAAATCGAGCGTTTGATGGCTCTCAAAAAAGCAAAGTGTTAAAATAACATCTACCGTTGATAGGGGTTAGCTCTTGGCTACTTACCAGACAACTAAAAGTTTAATAAGAAGTGTCATGCGCCGTGCGTTTTTGCCTCAAAATCAGAATACGTTCTCGGAAGATGACTTTCTTGAAATCTTAAATGAAGAGATGAATATAGGTGTAGTTCCTCATGTTCTCTCCTTTCATGAGGACTATTATTTAAGAACCGTTACTATTCCTTTTATTATTGGTGAGACTAGCTACGACATACCCCATAGAGCGATGGGTAATAAACTTCGAGAAGTAAGACTTAAAGACGCAAACGGTAATCTGTTTGAACTCACTAGGATTTCTGTCGAAGATCAACCTTATTTCCAGTATAACAACTTTGGAATCGGTTCTAATACATTAAGAACCTTTTCCATTCAAGGAAGTTCGATTGTATTTAATTCCCCGCCAACCGACACCTCTGGAATAGGCGGATTCCTAGATATCGTGTTCTACGACAGACCTAATAGTCTAGTTGCTGAGAGCAGAACCGCTAGAGTTTCGGCATTTGATCGAACTCTAAATACGATTACGCTAGATAATTTTCCCGCTGCATTTGCTAACCAGACGATGTTTGATGTCACCTCTATTACAAATCCACATAAATTAATTATAATTGAAGGGGTTTCATCTACAGTTCCAACGACTAGTTCGTTAGTCCTGACATTTGACAGTTTGCCGTCTAGTTTACAGATTGGTGACGTCGTGGCATTACCTGAGGAAACAATCATTCCTCAAGTGCCTCAAGAGGTTGTCGGTATGCTGGCACAACGTGCAGCAATGAAATGCTTAGAGGCCATGGGTGATACTCAAGGTCTGCAAAATGCCCTTCAGCGTTTAGAGGAAATGAAAGTAAATACCGGATCAATCCTTGATTCCAGGGTCGAAGGTGCTCCTTTAAAAATAAATAATATACATAGTCCGCTAAGAAATTCTCGTAAATTTGTTAGGTGATAAATGCCGGTAGCTAATATTAATAAAGTTCGCGGATTGCAAACTTTCTCAAATTTCATTTCAGCAATTCCTGAAGGAAGTTTGTTTGAGGCGACTAATGTTAACATCGACAAAGATGGCATTATAGAGCCCCGTCGAGGTATTTATACATTTTCATCATTCCCAGATGAAATACGACAGATAATGACATTCAAAGACCATATTCTAGTAAACTATGGTAATAAAATTGCATATCAAACGGTTGTTGAAACTGACGAATTCCGTACCTTTAAAAAAAAATCTCTATTCAGCATAACTTCCGGTCAGAATGTAATAAACACATTAAATCATAAGTTAGACATCGGTGACACTGTATTCTTTACTGACATAGCCGGCGCTAGCAATATTACAGTCGCTTCTGGCGATCCTGCTACACCGTTCTATTATGTTATTGCTAAAACCACAAATACAATAAGCATTTCCGCCACGGTAAATGGCAGCGCCATTACTTTCACTACCGGCACCACAGGTCAAGGTACTCTCGTTCAGGACTTTATCTTTAATCCTGTTTCAGACGGTCTAAGACTTAAAACTATCGAAGTAAATGGTGGCCTCTATGTCACTACCGCTGATGGCATTAAAAAGATTGCCGGATTGGGTGACTACTACGTTTCTGATGCCGGAGGTATTGCGGCATTCGAGTGTAACCTAACTTTAGACCTGTCAACCAATAATGGCTTTTTTGGACCTCTATACAACACAAATACCGACGGTTCTTCCGATTTAGTGTCTAGTAATGTAGACGTTGCCTACCGTGTAACATGGTATACTAAGGATATCAACACCAACCTAATCGAAGGGGCGCCTTCTGCGAGAGCTGTAATATCTAATACTAGTGGGTCATATCGAAATGTCAATATAGACTTCACAGTTCCATCTAGCATAACTACTGACTACTATTTCCGTGTATATCGAACGAACGTTGCGGCCACTGATGGCAGTGGCGATGAAATGAAGCTGGTATTTGAGGCTCCATTCAGCCCCACAGCAACCCTTGCGGTTGAGGGGTACGACTACGACTCCGCAACTAATGTTATCTCAGTTAATGACAGTCAAACTGAAGAGCTTCGTAATACCGGCACTCCTCTCTACACCAATGAAAACTCCGGGGAAGGTATCGCCCAAAGCAACAATCGTCCCCCAGTGGCAGCGGATATTGCATTATTTAAAAACGTTGCATTTTATGCCAACACTCGTACTGCCTATAAACAAACTTTATCATTTTTAGGATTTGATAATGTCAAAAAACAAGACGTTCTATCTTTTGCTGCACCTTCTGGAGGCACAACGAAGCTAACTTTCTCAGTAGCACACAATCTTGTTGCTGGTGACTACATAGCCTTAGGTGGTTCTAATATCGATGGACAGTATGTCGTGCTCGCATCTCCTGCCCCTACCGCTACGGAAATTTACATCACTAATTCTACAACTGTCACTACTTTACTTGGTGGAGCCACTGTATATAAGTCGCATTTGGATCTATATAAGAACCGAGCCACAGTTGACGAGATTGTTAGACGCTACTTCTTAGTTGGTAAGCCTGAAGTTTGGAGCTTTGTTGCCCAAACCAAAGCTCTAACTCCTGATGCCGATTACTTCAGATTTACTTCATACGACGATAAAGTAAAATATACTTTCTGGATATCCAAAGGTGTTAATATCCCAATTAATAGCACTACTGATATCGTAGGTGGAAGTGACAAAGTTACAATAAACTCTCATCCATTTTCTAATGGAGATCAAATCCATTTCAGAGATGATAGTACGGGCCTTCCTACTCAATTAGCGTTTGATATTGATTACTATGTAATAAATAAAACCGCTAATGATTTTCAATTGTCTTTGGATAATGTCAATCCTATCAATTTCGATTCTGGTGGAGCTGGCATTGCGTACGTAATTAAAAATAGTTCTGCGGTACAACCCTCAGATGGTGACCGGGTATACATTAAAATCGATCTCACCAATCTTCCTGAAAGTGCGACAGATGCACAAGTTGCATTAGAAATTCAATCTGTATTAATTGCCACTGGCGATTTTACTGTAGATGCTACAGGAAACACGCTCACTATATCAACGGCATCTAGCGGTAAAGTGACTGATGTGTTATCCGGTACTATGGTGGGAACTCCTGCTGTATCTATTACAAAGACTCAGGATGGCTACGGTGAGGACGCAACAAAGAACTTCGTTAGACTGTCTACATACCTAAGTCCTTCAGTGAGTATTGAGGATAGCGCTCGCTCACTAGTTAACGTCATGAATAGGGATAATTCAGGACTAGTAAATGCGTATTATACATCTGGTCCCGTTGATCTTCCCGGGCAAATGAACTTTGAGTCTAAAAGTATAGATTCAATAACGTTCGATTTAATTGCAACTAATGGTACAAACGATGATAGTTTTGGTAAGATGTTTAATCCTGACCTTACTACCTATGTTTCTGCTGAGAACGATGTGGCAGCAAATAAGGTGTACTTTTCTAAGAATGGTCAGCCAGAAGCAGTGCCTTTAACTAATAGTTTAACTGTAGGACCTAAAAATAAAGCAATTCTTAGGATTGTTGCATTAAAAGATAGCTTATTCATTTTAAAAGAAGAAGCCATATACCGTCTAACGGGGTATAACACAGCAACTTTTAACGTCACAATCTTTGATAATAGCGCATCAATAAGCGCACCAGATACAGCTGCAATCCTGAACAATCAAATATACTGTCTTACAACACAAGGTATTAGCACTATAAGTGAAACTGGGGTTGGTATTATTTCTAGACCCATAGAAAACCTTATAAATGCAATAACTGCACCATCTTTCCAAGACTTCTCTAAAATAGCGTTTGGTGTTACTTACGAAGCAGACAGAAGCTATCTCCTTTTCGTACAAAAAAAGAACACCGATACCTATGCTACTAGGTGTTATAGATACAATACCTTCACTCAGTGCTGGACATCTTGGAATGTTACCCACAGATGTGGAGTAGTCGACGCTGCAAAAAATAAGCTCTATTTGGGAGCAGCTGATATAAACGCTTTAGAGGTTGAAAGAAAGACCCTAACATCTAGAGACTACGCGGATCGTCAATATAACAGAATAATGACGGCAATAAGCACTGACGGAGTATTTGTTGACAATGCGGCAAACATCGCCAAGGGTGATATGCTTGTACAAAAGCAATATCTAACATTAAGTCATTTCAATCGTTTGATAGGTAAAATAAACGCCGATCCTAGTGGGGTACTGACCGGTCTTCAAGAAATTACCGCAGGTGCGTCTCTAATGACTTCACTAAATTCATTACTTGCCCAGTTGCAAGGTGTTGACGCAGGGTTTCTAGTTATTAGTAATGCTGTAAGTGAAGATAGTGCGATGTTACAAACCAAATTTAATACAATCGTATCAACTTTGAATGCATCTACCGTCTTTGAAACAAATACATATAAAAGTTCAACCGGTTCAACTGAAGTGGACATCCTGGTGTCATTTGTGAATAAGGGAGTTAATGAGGTTGTTCCTGCGTATAAGAGTTCTTATGTGCTCGGCGATGTAATTCACTATAAAGCAATATCATCTAGTGTTATCTGGGCTCCCACAAACTTCGGCGATCCTACAATGGGTAAGCACATACGCCAAGGTACTCTAATGCTTGAGTCTAATGGCTTGTTTGCTGGCACCATCGGTTATGCTTCGGACTTAAGTGGAAACTTCGAAGATATCGATTTCGGTATGGACGGCAGTGGCAACTGGGGCGCTGCTGTATTTGGTGATACTGCCTGGGGCGGAGAAGGTACTAGCTACCCTCTCAGGACTCTTATTCCACGACAAAAACAGCGTTGCCGATACATTAAAGCTAGGTTTAAACACACTGTAGCAATGTTCAAATACCTCGTACTTGGAATATCTTATACATATGAGTCTACTTCAGATAGGATGTATAGATAATGAAAGTTACCAATCTAAAGCGGTTAATTAAAGAAGACTTCGATAAGGATAATCAAGACCTAATCGAGAAACTAGCGTTTGTAATTAACCCTTTGGTTGAGCAGATCGTCTCAGCATTTAACAATAACATCGATTTTGACAACCTTAATCAGCAATATAAGAGTGTCACTGTAACTGTGGATGCTAATGGGGTTCCTTCAGTTACTACTGAGATAAAGTATACACTTTCAAGCCAGCTTAAAGGTATTATTTGTGTAAGTGCTCAAAATAACACAGACACCACGGCGGTATCTGGGGCACCCTTTATATCATATTCCATTTCCGGTAGTGTTATCAAGGTGTTAAGTGTGTCAGGATTGCCCGCAAATAAGCGCTTTACGTTAAACTTAATTTTAATAGGCTAAAAAACATATATAGTATAAGATGGAGAGCTAAGTGAGCACAGTTACTAAGCAAGATGAAGGTAATTCTAAGGACCTTTCTTCTGGCCAAGCCTATACTTCAGGCGGTCAGGGCGGCGCATTTGTTGGAGCTAATCCAAAGCCCCAGCAGCAGTCATTCACCAATCTTAGACAGTTTTTAAATGCCAATCAGCAAGCTGGTAAAAATATAGCATCCACTGTCGAAAAGAATGTATCCAATCAACTCGGAACACAAAAAAGTGGTACAGAACAGCAATTAAGTGGCGCACAAACTGCAACACAGCAAGGCCAAGGGGTTCTCCAACAGGGTCAAGGCTACCTACAATCCATAGCCGCACCCCAAGGTAATTACATCTCCAGCGGCCCTACAGCAAACCAACAGGGATATGGCACTGATTACACTACAGCTCAGCGCAACCAAAACCAGAATATTGTAAACATCGCCAACGATGCCAATAAGCTTAAAGACTTTACCGGTTTTAGAACTGGCGAAACTGTTCAGCAGGCAACAGCTAAAGCTAACTTCGGTCAGCAACAAGCTCAGCAACAGGCTCAGCAATTACAGCAAAATCAGCAGCAACGAGCGCAGCAATTACAAACTGAAACTGGACGTTCGGGCCTATTAAAAGAGCTTGTTGGCGGTAATAGGTACGGTAGTGGCACAACGGCTCTTGACCAGGCTTTTCTTCAAAAGCAGTCTGGCGGGCAGCTGGATGCGTTAAAACAGAAAGTACAGGGATATTCAGACTTCACTAAGCAAGCGCAAAGCAAACTGGGTAATTTAGCCGAACAAAATCGGGAATTGCAACGTGGCGGACAAGATGTATCTTCTGGCATCCAAACAGGTTTAACTGGAACACAAGAAGCTATGCGTCAAGGACTCACCGGACTTCAGGGTGATATCAATAAAGCCCGACAAGACCAGGCTGACTGGGCTAAAGCTCAATGGGCTAAACTAACTCCAGGAGCTGGAGAATCTGCTCAATCGATTCAAAAGAAATTTGCTGATATGATAGGATTAAAAGGTGGAGAACGCCTCTACAATCTCAATACTTTAGGATTAGGTCAAGTTGCAGATCTTGGTGGATTAGCTCAAGCTAATTCTATGCAAGATGTTGCCATAGATAAAGACGTTGCATATGCCAACGCATTAAAAGCCCTTTCCGGAGGAGACACAGCATTAGTAAATAAAGCTAGCGATCTGTCCACTAAAGCGGTTTCAAGTGATTTAGCTAGCAAGCTTAAAGAAGCACAGGATAAGTTTGTTAAGTATGCTCAAGGTATCGAGGTCGGCGGCACACAAGAAAACGCCACAGCACAAGCTAACTTAGCTGAGTATTTAGCTAATAATGAAAACTGGGGATTCACTCAGGGCGGCGGAGACAGTCAAGGACTTGGCGGTATTGCAGGATCTTATGTTAATGCTGTAACTCGTATGGATCATGGTTTAGCCCCTCAAGCAGGAGGAGGAGACACCGATTGGAAACGTACTGTTGCATTAGATAGGTTACGCTCGAGCGCAGCAAATCTTGCTAATGAACAAGGCTACAACACCGTCGCCAACGTTGAAGGCGGAATTACCACCCCAGATAAAGTGTTTCACATGTCAGACGCTGAGAGTGCCGCAGCACAGCTTGCTCGTGGAACTCACGGAGGCGGGTCTAAATATGCTGCCGGAGAAGTATCAAAATTACTTAAAACTATACTCGCCGATAAGTCATATCAAGGTGGGTACTCGGCAGCTAATAATTATGGTGGATACGGCGGGTTTTTAACTGACGCAGAAAAGGACGCCTTTAACTCGGCAGGTCCTGATGTCTCAATTAGAGATGGTGTGGTTAACGCAGCGCCTATAGATTGGAATAATTTTCGCGGCAGTGCGATAGGTTAATTAATATGGAGACTTATAATGGCAAATAATGCAGGAAATGCGGCTTTACAGCAAGGGGCTCAGGGGGCCGCAGCCGGATCGGCAGCTGGACCTTGGGGTGCGGCTATAGGGGGCGCTCTCGGTGTAATCGGAGGTCTCGCGGGTGGAGCAGCTCAAGACAGAGCTACTAGTGCTGCCGAAGCTCAATACAAAGAGATGATGAATCGTATTGCCGCGATTCAGACGCCGGACATAGAGCTACAAAAAATTAACTTAGCCCAATACCTATCTGGCGGCAAATTAACACCAGAACAAGAGCAAGCCCAGCAATTAGCTTCGGCTGATGCTTATCAAAATATACAAGTAGATCCCAGACTTAAACAAGCTCAAATGCAGAATCTTCAACTTCTCCAAAGATTGGGTGAAAGTGGAGGATACAGTCCAATAGAAGCAGCTCAGCTTAGTGCTATGGAAAGAAAAGTTGAAGCTGATAATGCTTCTCGACTTAAAGCCATGTTAGAACAGCAAGAAGCTAGGGGAATGGGAAGTAGCGACGCAGGACTTGCGGCAAGAATGATCGAGTCTCAGAGTGCTGCAAATAGACAGGCCGAGCAGTCACAGAACATTGCTGCCCAAGGAATGCAACGAGCACTTCAGGCCATGAGTGCTGGAGGGTCATTAGCTGGACAAATGGGTCAACAAGAATACCAACAGCAGGCAAATTTAGCTAATAGTCTTAATAATCGAGAACAGTTTAACACCCTCCAAAGAGCCGGAGTTAATCAACGTAATGTTGGCGAAGCTAATGCTGCACAAAAATTCAATTTAGCTAATAGTCAAGAAATTGCTAATAAAAATATCGATCTTGCTAATCAACAACAACAGTATAATAAAGCCTTGTTACAACAAAGATTTAATAATGAAATGAGTAAAGCTACAGGTCAAAACCAAGCTGGGGCAGGAATGCCTAAGATGATTTCTGATGCTGGAGCAGCTCAGGCTGGTAGATACACCGGTATAGGTTCAGCGTTAGGCGAAGCTGCCTACGGTTATTTTGGACAGAAAAATCCTGTTGATAGCACCGAAGATACTATAAATCAAATAAATAAGTTGAAAGTTCCGGCTCCGGCTAATAACCAAAACGGTTATCCGAAGTATAACAGTGACATTGCATAAAGGAATGAGTAATGCGAGACGATAACCAATATTCAAAATACGACGATCTTTTATCAAAACTCACCGGCGAATTACCTGTTGACGATAACGGATATACAAAAAATGTCCTTATGGAAGGTATTCCCGGAATGTCCGATATTGGGGCTCCAACTAGGGAGAACCTAAATCCTATTCCTCTTAGAAATGATACACCATTAGATATGAGTAAGTTAATGACTCTCAGGCCGCCTCAACCTCCGGTAATAAAAGCTGCAGGATCTAACCCGCAACAGGCGGCTTTACCGATAGAAGAACCTGTAGCTCCAGTTCCTCAAGTTTCACCTATCGACGAACTAAAAGCTGCTCAAGAGCAACGAAACTCTGAGCTCAATAACCTGGCTATTTTCCGTGGATTAATGAATGCCGGCCAAAGTATGGGGTATCAAAAGCAAGATCCTACCATCGGAAAAGATTTCGAAACTATATCTAATAATAAAGTTACTGACGTCATGCAGAGAAAAGAAGCTCAAGCGAAAGACATTGACTTTAAGAAAGCGGCTTTACAGTTAAAGAATTCTGAGGCCGAGGGCGATCCTAAGAGTGAAGTTAGTAAAGCTCTGCGAGAAGCCATTAAGCTGCGCTATAAGTCTATAGGGCATCCTATTAATATCGGCGAGAATCTCTCCGCAGCACAACTTAGAAGTATGTATCCATCTGGCGATTTAGCCGATGATTTCTTAAAAATGGATACTTTAAGGGCCAATAAATCTGACACATTAGATGCAAAAACGCAAGCTAGAGAAGATAAACTAGCTAGAGAAGCTAAACTAACCGATAAACAACTCACCGAAGTTAGTCAATTTGATAAAACTCTTGAACAAGCTAAAAATGCTATGTCTTTGTTGGGTAATAAAAGTGAATGGACTGGTCCCGTTGATGCTAAAATACCAGATCTTTTAGTTGGGCCAGAGCAAGTTGCCTGGAGATCTGCTATAGGAAGAATGTCCGATGCATATAGACAATTAATCACCGGAGCTGGAGCGTCTAATTTAGAATTAGCTAAATTAGAAAGTCGCTTGCCACAGCCGAGCGATTCTTTATCTAATTTTCAAGCAAAAGCAAAGGAACTAATTAAGGAAACTGAAAAGGCGAAATCTGGTTATTTGGGTAATTTATCTAAAGCTGGAAAAAATGTTAAGGAATTTAAAAACCCAGCATTACCAGATAAAGAGACAACTTCTCCCAGCTCAACCCAGAACGAATCTAATGAAGACAAAGAGGCCATCGATTGGGCGAAAAAGAATCCTAATGATCCTAGGGCAACTCAGATTCTAAAAATGCACGGAGTTAAATAATGGGATTTGACCCTGATAAATATTTAGCATCAAAGAGCTTTGATCCGGATGCTTATCTGAATTCTAAAAAAAATACCGAAGCCGTTGATGATATTTCCGGAATTGAATCCGCACTTAGGGGAGCCGCTCAAGGGGCGTCTTTAGGGTTTGCTGATGAAGCTACTGCGGGAGTTGAGTCTCTATTCACTGATAAAACTTATACACAAGCTAGAGATGAGTCTAGAGCTGCGTATGAAGCAGCTAAGAATGCCAACCCAAACACATACCTTGCGGGAGAGCTGGGTGGCGGAGTAGCCACAGCGTTTATTCCAGGGCTTAACTTAGCTAAAGGGGCATCGCTTGCAAAAATGGCAGCTCAGGGAGCTGGAATTGGTGCTGCTGCTGGGTTAGGTGCCTCCGAAGCAGATTTAACTGAAGGTGAACTAGGAGGAGCTCTTGCTGACACAGCAATTGGTGCTGGTCTTGGTGCTGTTGCGGCCCCTGTTATTGCTGCCATACCTAAAGTTGCCTCACTTGGAGCTAAAGGTCTTAAAGGTACTGGAGAATTTCTTGTTGAGAAAACCCCTGGTGCTAGAAGTCTTATAGATTCATTTAAACGCGCTAAAGCTGGGGAAAAGATTGCAAGCAAAGAAGCCTTGGCATCTAAAACTGCATCTCTCCAGAACGTTATTGAAAAAGAAATCACTCCAGCATTAAAAGCTGTAGAAGGTGGCGAAGAACTTAGAGTCAAATCATTACTCAAGGAAATCGGTGAAAAACAGACAGAAATAGATGAGTCTATAAGACTCGGTTTAAAAAAACGAGCTGAAGGACAAAAGGCGAAGCTAAAATCTCTTAAAGCTGATTATGAAGCAACGCAAAAGTCTATAGAGCAACATATCGGAGAAGAAGTTTCCGGTGCGTATGACACCGAAAAATCTTTATTAGCGAAAAGCCAAGCTGAATACAATCAAAACCTCAAGGATATTGAAAAACAAACTGATAAGTTGTTAGAACTACAAAAACAAGAACAAATCGCGACAAATACCAAAGAACATCACAAAATAGTGCAGGAAACGGTAGACACCGCTGAGAAGATTCAAAATATACACACTGACGCGCAAAAAAGTGTAAAATCTCAATATGATTTTGTTGAAAATGAAGCAGAAAAAAGTGGTGTAGTTGTAGACACAACCAAGGCGATGAGCACCTTTTTTGAAATATTAAAAAATGATACAAAAATAACAGCCCTTGAGATGAAAAATGCTCTTAAGAAGATGGCCCCGTATCAAAAAGATTCTCCGTCAGTTAAAGATTATTTAGAGTTTAAGCGTGAGTTAGAAAAAATTACAGGGAGTGATGCTGTATTAACTGCAAAAGGGGCAGCTAAAAAGGATCTACATTCAGCTTTTAACGCCGCTATAGAAAAATCTGGTAGAGACGATTTAAAACAAATTCTATTGGACGCTAACCGAAAATGGTCAGCATTAAGGACAATAGAAGCTGGGTACATAAAAAATATTGTCCCTAAAAAAGACATTTCTAAAAACTTTGTTGAGAATGCAACGATCGCAACAGTAAAAAGCTTTGGCGAGCCAGGTAAAGATCTGGCGGTTAGTAGGGCTCAGAACTTTCGGGATGTGCTAGGTAAACTTCTACCTAACGAAGAAATTCCTCAGCTACCTAAAGAGTTTGTTGCACCGGAAACTGCAGAAAGTATTATACAGCGACTTGATGACTTAGGTGCTCGCCGTCAAAAGATTGAATCCTTTACTCCTACAGTAGCCTCGAGAGAGGAAGCATTAGCTTCTAATCCTGAAGCTATGAAGATTAAGGAATTATTAAATGAGTTAGAACAAAGAAAATTAGCTAACGTCGCTCCAGATAAATCTTATGTAGAAAAAGCTTTAGGTGCAAATGTCGACTACACTAAGGTTAACGAGAAGATTGCTAGATTGAAGGCGGTAGAACTTCCATTAGGAACTGCAGAAGGATTAGCTGCAGCAAAACAAAAATCCCTAGCTGCCAACCCTGAATATCAACAATTAGGGGATCTACTAGCTAAAACTAAACAAGAAGTACCTGAGGTATTTTCTAAATTATTCGGTAATCAAGGTCAGGAAAATGTTGCATCATTTCTAGAAACTCCTGGAGCGTTAGAGAAAGTACAACAAATATTTAAAAATTCCAGAATTGGAACAGAATCTACTAAAGTCGAGGCACAACTCGACCTAGATAAGATGTTTGACGCTATATCTAAAACTAATCCGGAGCAAGCTACCGCATTGAAAGCTAAATTGACCGACATGAGTAGAGGACTTGAGCTAACAGAGAAGTCGCTTAAAACGTCATTATTAGACAATGGAAGCCTACTTCATAAGGCTATGGGTACTGGCGAAGCTGCCGCTATAAGACTTGGAGAAGGGCTGGGAGCTGGCTCTAAAGCCGTCTCTGATTTCTCCGGTAAAGCTCTAGTTAAAACTGGGGAAACTCTTAATAAACTTATAGGTAACGACGCATTTGTCGCTAAATTGCCAGAAATGGCTAATCACTTTGCATCTAAAGGTATGGGAAAATTCGCAGCAATGCTTAATAAAATACATTCCTCACCAATAGGAATGAGAAAAGCTCTAATTTATACTTTAGTTCAAGAACCGGAGTTTAGAAGAGAGATTAAGAAATTTAACTTGGAGCCAGTCAAATAGGGGATTGATATGTCTTTTGATAAAATGGATAAGAAGCTGGATGTGTTAGATTCAAGAATCGACAGTATCGATGTCACTTTGGCTCGTATTGATGTCACTCTAGAAAAACAGAGTGATCAATTAGCATATCACATCAAAAGAACCGACCTATTAGAATCTCAAATTTTACCGATTGATAAACATGTGAAGGTTGTTAACGGTATAATGATTGCCGTTGGTGTAATGTTCAGCGTGATTTTCGGGCTTTCCCAGATGGGCGTTTTGAACCCATTGATAAAAATCTTTTTTCCTCAATAGCCGCTTCCTGCCGCCTGTTAATAGACTCAATTAAATCTGTCTCAAATTGCTCATCTAGAGCATCTTCAATCTTGGTGTCTACCACCTTCCCCTGTACCTTAGCCTGCCCATACATATCTAAATTCCGATAGTTATTTCTTCTGTAAGAAGCCTTCCTTTTAGGATTGCTATTCTTATATATCTTCTTCCCTGGATGGTCAAAGTTAGCCCCCAGGTCTTCTTCCATGAAGCTGTTCATCCATGCCTTCTCTTTCTCATTAAGCTTATGAGCATAGTCTATATCGTGATATTCCTGCTTTACACGGGAGAAGAATCTTCCTTCAAGTCCAGGATATTTAACGCCATCTCTTCGTGATTTATTCCTTGGTCGTCTAGCTGGCGAAGCTTTACTTTTTGCCGCCACTTTGCCTTTCTTACCCGCTCGTATTCCCGTCTTTCTTCTACTGCCCACACTCTTTTTGGCCGGACTTTTCTTTTTTTTGGTCGCTTTAGATTTTCTAATGTTACTTTTCGGTCGTACCATGATAATATCCACCTTATTGATTTTTTTAATATAAATTTACGATTAAGAAATACCCAGAAAAATCCATCATCAGCTTTACGTTTTAAATAACGAGTAGTGTCCAATCCCAAGGTAAAGCGTTTACTCTTATTAGCCTTAATTCCTTTAACCTTACACCACTGGAAGTATAGGTAATACAACACCTCAGACCGCATACGATATTTACCCCGTCCAAGTCCGTGTTCATGGATGAATTGCGGGAAAGAAAGAAGCGGCTTTGTATTGGGGTCCTTAGCTAAGTGTTCGGCTATTATAGCTTCTAAATCAGAATGAGTATCCAAGGACCACTCCGACCTGTTTATCGGTTGTTGCTGTGAGGCCAACGCTAATCGTAGCGAATAGATTCTTTTCAACTGTAATGATATAACTAGGAGTTTTTAATGAATCAAGTGACGCAATCACTCCTGCAGAAACATGCCATTTCGGAAGATTGGTGACGATAGTTTCTTTAGTGGATTCCTTATCAGTGAGCTTAGTAGACCTATCTACCGTAGTTCTATCGATGATAGTAGTACCGTCTGGCTGCTTAACTTCACGCTCTACGATCTGAACATCACGTTTAATCACTTCCTTTTCCACAACTTCAATCTTTGTCTCTATCTTTGGTGGCATAGCCCATCTACCGACAGAATAGGCGATAGCACCTACAACGGCGGCGATAATTAATGTAGTCTTAAGTTCCATTATTTAGCTCCTTCAGCTTCATCTGGAGTGTCTTCCATCTCAAAGCTCTTCTCTTTAAGATTGAGTTTAAATTTATCGATTTGTTTCATACGATAGAAAATCATAGTGAGCGCCCATAAGATAGAGGCTTGGATAGCTCCTTCTAGGGCGTCTTTAGTCATAAGATTGATTGTTGAGATTGTTGCCATTGTATGAGACACATAGACAAACCACAGTGTGGCTGAAGGTTGGGTAGTTCCGTCTTTTAAACGTTCAGAACCCATCGGCAAATTCATACCATCTTTCAAGAAATCAAATAACGCCATGTATATTCCTTTTGTTAACTATTAAAAAACTCCATCCAAGGGTTAAACTGTACACACTCTTCAGGTGATCTTTAATCGTTTTAACCTGCGTGTGGTTTGGGACACGAGACCCCTTGGACAGAGAAAAGAGAGGAGTGTTTAAAGAATATACTATGTATCAGAATAAGTCAAGTGCTATTTTTTATGAAGAGGACAATTTTTACTAGTTGTGTAATACCCTAGCGGATAAGCGTCATTGTTATCCATCTTAGGACATGCACACTTAGGATACTCCCACCAGCGATGGTAGTTGGCATCTAAGGGAAACCCCCATACCCGCTGTAATTCAAACTCGGTCATGGACAGGTCTTCACAATAGCTCTGTAACTCGTTTTCATCGGTTGTTTCTAAGATCAAGCTGTATAAGGCCATTTTAAACGTGTGAAGGTCCTTAAGCTCATCTAAACGATCCCAAGCATTCTGCTGATTTAACAGAAAAGGACTAATGCAATATCTAAGAAACGGAGTTTCAATTAGTAGCTCGTTCATATCAATATCTTTAATTCTTCTCACATAGCCTCCAGTTTAGTTATAATAGCTTCACCTAGAGCTTTCTCTCCACGCCAACCGCCCCAATATTCTAGGATGTTCTCACGCCATTTAGGATGCGCCCGTTTGAAGTAAGCTAAGTATTTTGGTGGTGCCAAAGCGAGGATGCACACAAGCTGATTAACCTCGTGATCAGGGGCCTTGTAACACGCCCAGAGGATGTCTAGCCAAAGCCAAGCATCTTGCAGGTATGAAGCCTTACCGCCCTTACAGCGGGCTATATGGCCCTTTGCTGAGGGAAGGAATACATCCCGACCTGTAACGTAGTTTTGATTAACCAGGGAGTATTTAAACTGCTTAGCAAGCCCTGCCATAAGACAGATAGCCTGATCCCGGCTGAAGTCGTATATCACTTCATCTGGGTGACGTACATACTTACCGTCCACAACATACATCTCTAGGGGAATGTTCCCAATGCCGAACGTTGCCATTATCCCAGCAAGTCTGGCTGAGTCTTGTAGGTCTGTCGCTCCATTATCGCGAGGAAGTCCCCTGCCGTCGAAAATCATCTGTGTCTCCTTTTAGATACAACTTTCTTCTTTTTTCTTGTTATTTGTCTTTCTTTATTCTGTTCTTCAGTAAGTTTATCATGACACGGAATACATAGCAATTCAAATCCATCGGAATCTACAAACATCCTTTCAGCATAAACATCTAAATTTTCCCAACCTTTTGATGGATCTACAACTGGGACTTTATGATTAATTTGAGTTTCCTTTCTAGTAAAATTCTGTTTACAATGTTCACATTGATACGTATTTCGTTCAATTCGGTTTCGTTTTCTACACTCATCTCTAAATGGCCAACGATAACTGGCTCTACGAAGAGTATTCACAAGAAATGACTTCAGTTTCGGATTATCTTTGACGCTCATAATCATCCTTTACAATAGCGAGTTTTTTACGATTTAAAGACTCAGTAGAAACAACAGTCTCTACATGTCCAGATCTCCATGTAACATTTCTTACACCTAAATGGTACAGTAGTATGTGAAAGATATTTGCCGGGTTCAAATACAGCTTACCCTGATTGCTTATTACAAAGCTGTAGAAGTATTCACCTTCCCAGCTTTTAGTTTTTACTATGTCGCCAGCTCTAAGCATATAATTCCTTATTTTCTAACCGTATGTCTAAAATCACATTGATCACATCTAGTAAATGTTGCGTGTGGCGCAGCTATTGTACTTAGCTTACCTTTTATACACTTAGGACAACTATCCACATTTTTCTCTTCAGTTATTTCAACAGGTACATCATCAACTACCATATTTTCCAATATATGCTCAGCCTTTTTAGCTTGTCTCAATTGCTTCTGCAAGCTACGGATCTGGCCTTGAAGGTGTCTAACTGTGTTACTTCCATCTGATTCACGTTTTTTAGATTTATTTGTTTTACCCATCTATACCCCCGTGCTTCCCCATCCTCCAGTACCTCTCTCCGTGTCACTGAGCTCATCAGCCCATTCAGGCGCAGCCAACTTTACTGGAACAATAAGGAGCTGGGCAATCTTATCTCCGACATTGTATTGTAAGGAAGAGCGATTGCCGGTGCGAAGAAACCGAGCCTTTACTTCACCTCTGTAAAATGCATCAATACATCCAATTGAATTTTTTAACATTAAATCATAATTAGTAATGCTACTTCTAGGGCAGATAAGCCCTACATATCCAGGATCTATCTCCATGGCAAGTCCTAATCCATATTCAACGAACTTATCGTTAAAGCTGACACTAGTAGCGTAAAGATCAAGTCCCGCGTCTGTAGAATGCGCTCTTGTTGGAAGTATAGCATTATCACTCAGCTTCTTAAACTTAATTCTTTCCATATTTCCCCCTTAGTTCTTTCATCTTTATTTTGTTCTCCTTGCCACTAGGAAATTCACCATACTGATAGAACATTTCATATTGCCAAACATCGAAATGCTTTTGTAAGTGTAGCATATAAATCGGAAACTTTAAATTAGTTTCTTTATAGATGGTTTCCCACCACAGAGAGCTCTTCACTTCATAGTCTAGGATAATCTTCCTCTGCTTCTTGATTTCATCGCTATCCAAGGCCCCAGCTAATTTAATTGACGGTTTTCTATTGTGACAATGGATAAACTCTAGGTGATGGCCTAATTCATGGATTAGGCTTAGGATAATAGAAATTTTAGATGACCGTGGGCGTCTGTAAACAATGATCTCAGTGCCGTCCACACTCCATGAGGCAGCAGCGGATTCTTCCCTTGTATAGGGTTTGAACGACACTTTAACGTGCAGTCCATTTGCATAGGAAATAAGTCGCTTTATCTCTTCAGCTCTAATTCCCACTTTTGCCTCTAATTATGAAACTTACCGTTAATGAAATTAATCAATTGTCTTTGACCATTCTGATATAGCAAACAATGTGCTTGCAACCAAGACGATGCGCCGGAATTATATGCTAGCTGTAAATACGTGCTTGTACCTACGCAGTATGCTCCGCGAAGAATTTCTGGAGTATGAGTGTGACCAAAGATGACATTACCATAAGCATTTTCCATTGATGTGATACTTCCCCTAGCCCCATTAGAACCTTTATGCCCGTGCATCCCGCACTCAACTCCACCAATCTTGTAACTCTCATCCATTTTGAGCCATACAATGTTGTCCTTAGGATACTCTGTTTTATGAAAATATTCAAGAGGATTGTTACCATCAAGTACAGAAAGTGACAATATCAATGAAATCCTATGGTTATAAGGATGCTTAACGTAATCTCCACTATTTAAATAACCGGTCAAAAACTCATCGTGGTTGCTTCTGACAATGACGAGCCGATGTTTCCTAGATAATTCATGTAGTTCTTCTGAATATAGCTTAAGTTCTTTATCAAGAGAGAGCTTTCCTTCCTGGGCCTTCTTAGTGAGGACTAGGAGCTTATCCTTTTCATGATGATTGATAGATTCCCCATCGAATACGTCGTGCATAATAATCTCTTTAATTCCCAATTTGGTAGTGAGAGCTAGAGTTGCCGATTTAACCGCTAAATCCGTAGAATTCACGTGCCAATCTCCGGCAATAAGCGTAGTTTCGACTGCACGGTCCTTCCCATTCTCCCACATCCTACCCAAATCACAGAAATTACCATACTTATCGGCCTGGATCTGCCTAAAGTGGAATGTATTGTTGCTATCCAGCTCAACAATAACCGCCCCCATAACATGGTCGTAGTTTGCGATATAAGAGGTTTTATCGACCAATATACGACTTTTTATGTAATTGGCTGTAGTGATGGCTCCTGTGCTCATAAGGGCGTGTGGAAGCTTATGGACGCCGGTAGCGACGTATTTAAGTCTTTGCTTAGGGGAGGCACAGATAAACGTACCATTGCGTCTACCGACCCGTGGAAGCCCTGTAATAGGATCTACCTTTGATGCACTATTCTTCATACCAAGGAGGAATAGATTAGAGTTTAGACTCACATCGTTTAACACCACAGCCTCATTCTTAAGAACTGGGTCAAGTACCCATCCGTCCTTAGAATTTAGTAGGGAAGGGATTACAACAAAGGTAGCCCCCTTCTTCTTACAATAAGCTTTAATGTTGTTAAGAAACCCAGTATGTACCTTGCTCTCGGTTACTGCGGTAGTAATTACAAAACGCTTAGCTCCCTTAGGGATAGCCTTGACCGGAGAAAACTCCAGATCAAAGATATTGGTGTTATTTGCTAAAGCCTTCCTTATACCCGCCAAATTGCCAAACTCAGTGCGTACCATTGCCCGTGTAACGCCAAGCTTCTCTAGCTGAATTAGGGTCGGGTATTTATTATTATCCTTTAGGAACTTCTCAACTGCTCTTTTAATGTCAGACATGTCTACTCCTTCTCAAACATTTTTTTTAGCGATTTGTATCGTCTTCGTTGCATCTCTAAAGCGAGTTTAGTGGTGGGCCTGTTTATTCGCGTTTCATATTCAGCATCAGTCTCTTCTCTTAGGTAGTAGAAATATAGTCCAATATCCTCACTAAACTCCATAAAGATCGTTTCATTTGGAAATGCGGCTTTGATCTTAGGTAGGTTTTCTAAGAGGGATTCAAAATCGAAAGTTGTGTCGAAATCTTCAATGCGTTCTCTTACTAAGAGCTTTTCCATTATTTTAGTCCCTCCAATAGCGGTTTATTTTTCTTTTTAGTATAATCGATAAACTGAGATAAGTCAATCATTGATGCAAAAATAGACACAGTGTCGTACACCCGCTCGAGCAGTTTGTCCTTATTTTCATCACCAGTCCACAGGTCGATAGTCTTAAGCCCTGTGATTTGTGTCACGGTTTCTTTAATTTTACCGTTCTTATACTCTTTTGTTTCAACTGAGCTACCAAGCACCGTTGGATAGCAGTAGACCTTGCCCCCAGCTTGAAGGTCATCCAGGTGCTTTATGGCGTCCCAAACGTCGGTTTCGTTCTTACGGAGTCGCTTACTTAGGATGTCCTCCTCAGTCCAGCCTTTACATTTTAGGACGCTCTCAGATATTGTCTTCTTCATGGCCCAGCGTTTTATGTCTTTAACGTTAAGAGCTTCATGGATATAGCGGTGATAGATGTCAACAAGTGTGTCCGTTTTATATTCTATGATAGCTGTCACCATAGCGTCCATAAGTTCTTTTAGAGCCGATTCCTTGTTAGATGATTTAAACGCTGATCCTTTGATAATCTTTTTTTTACCATCCCATAAGACATAGTTTTTTGCTCTAACCACTATACAAGTTTCATAGTAGCCGTCTGGCTCCCACTCCATAAATTCAGGACTTATAGATTTAAGTTCCAAAAGAAGCGTATTTTGTTCTTCTTCAGTAAATTCACTCATATCTGATTTACACGCTGATATCGAGTCCGTGTCACAAGGGCCTATAATAAAGTTATACATCTTCTTTACCTACTTTCCGATTAAATTCTGCGATCCAGTAATCCTTATCTTTTCCACTAGCCCACGTTATAGCCTGGTTTAATACATCTCGAGTTTCTTTTGTAATTTTAGCACCAATCCAAGGAGCATTGAAGTTTAATCCATTTGTGATAGTAACACCATAGGCGGAATTGATAAAAATCTTGGATGATTGTTCCCGGTCGGAATAATATTTATCCTTCGTTTCTTTATATTTCTTCTTTAGATCAAACCGTTCGTAAGTGAAATATCTTACCATTCTATAGAAGTGGGCCTTGGGATCCTTCTTCTTATCGTATAGTTGGAATCTTAATACTTGAGACGGGTAAGCACTTTTTAAATCCCATTTTATTAAATTTCGATAAATTCCTGGGACCGCAAAGCTAATGCCGCCCTCTGTATGTTCCGGAAGTTTATCGGCAAGAGGGATACTTTCCCCGTTCTGTAAATAACTTCTAACTAGGAATGAATTAATTTGACTTCCTGTGGCTTTATTATTAACTTGTTGGAATGTCATTGGTATGCTTTGTGTAAAGTAGAAAATACTAGGTCCCATCAGATCGAACAGCTTCAAACTATCATCACTATCTTCTTCGGCATAGGTAACAACCTTAGGCCACATTTCAGGATCATTGTAATATTTACTGATTTGGGAGGCATCGATGAACGTTCGTCCTTCCTTCTCCAGGCCCTCTTGGCGGATGATAGATTTCAGTCCATAAGATTCGTACTTACGGCCTATATCATATTTGATTGCCAAAAAGAAGGTGTCTATTACTTCTCTGCCAAATACAACAGGATTGTGGTACTCGTAATTTTGACTTCCGTCTTTCCGGAACTTAGAGACTCGTTCCTCGAAATGGATACTACTTCCATCCTTACCGAGAGTAAGCTCTACTCCATAACATCTAGCAACATGATCCAAATAGGGGAGGTCAAAGCCGATGCCATTATGAGCGAGCATAATGCTAGGGTCAAGGCATACAACATAAGCACACCAATCAGTAATAAGCCGCCCACAATCATCCTCATAATCTTTGAGGTTAAAGACTCTTCTTTCATAGTAGTCGCCCTTTCTAAATGTATTGGAAATAATAAACACTTTACTGTTATCGGTGTGATGAAGCCCATCGGTCTCAATGTCGAATGAGAGTACAGATACATCCTTAATTGTCATATCCTTAAAGTAAGTCATGCCATGACGAAGCATGAATGACTCTGCCTGGTTCCAACAGGTGTACAGCTTTAGTTCATATATGCGGCTACGCTTCTCCTGGTAATCTTCATAAGAATCAAACTCTAGGAAGTGTTTGAAGTGCTGGTTGCCCGCGAACGGTACAGTGCCCTTGAGGGGCTTTGGGGATAGAGCCCAGGGGCTCCAAGGGAACACCTTAGGTTCTTTGACTCCTTCAAAGAAAACATGGATCTTATTATCCTTGTGGGAAATATTAATGATATGTGGAGTGAAGTCCTTACCGAAAATAATTGCCTTATCTATAAAAAACTGTAAGTAGTCCTTCTCAACTGTCAGCTTGACGGATTCGCCATTAAGGGTGCAGTGGACAGTGCTTCCCTCAATTCTTGTAATAGACACTTCTTTCTTTGCTAACATGTCTTCGAAGTCTTGCATACTCTCTTTAGAGTCAATGAAAAACTCTTGCATATTAATTTTCTCCATAAATTCGAGCTAAATCCTCAACCTCATCTTCAGTTAGCACTATATCGGGAATCTCCCAGAATATATCATCCATTGTTGCCGCCCTTCTTAATAAGAGTATATGATGGAAATTTATCTAATGCAACCTTAATTCTTGATAATGTTTTCTCAGGTGCCTCATAGAAAGACACCTTAGTAATATCCAGCAGATATAACACTTGCATAAATCTAAGGTCGGGGTATTTACTCATCACGGAAGATATAATTGCCATAATTTCATCGTTGATCGTCATGACTACCCCTATGTTATTGAGTGAGGCTCCCTCTAGGGATTGGTATGTCTGGAGGATTTACTATATCAGTGAGGACCATTGACACAATCTGAGACAGCCTAACTGCGCCGTAGACCTCAGACTCGCCATCGCCGACGTAAAGGAAGTCAGCGTCAACGGACATGACAATGCCGACAATACTCATGATTTGAAGATCCGGGCCCATTATGTCTTTTACTGTAATAGTGACGTCCTTACCTTTAAAATGCTTCATAAGCTGTTTCATAATTCCTCTGCCTTTTCCCTAGCCTTAGCCGCCAATAGGTCGTTCAACTCTTCTTCTTCATGGTCCTCTAGTTCACGTATTTCGCCGGTCAGACCTTCCCAATGGAAGTTGAATAATCCAAGCTCACCCATTCGATTCTTCACTACAGCTATCGTTAAGTAATTATCTTTGTCTTTAGTTTTAGGATTGAATCCTGGTCTCCACATTGTAAAGATTATAGAACATGCCTGCTCGATTGCGCTGCTACCCTTAATGCTTCTATAGCTCAATAACTCACTAGATGGATCTCCAGAGGATTTTTGGGGCTGGAGGAGGAGTAGAACGCAGATATCGAAATCGTTAGCAATATCCTTTAATTGTTGAGCAATGAAAGATGTATTTGCTGTACTGTCGCTATATGGACCTTGGATACATTCTAAATAGTCCACCACTAACAACTTAGATACTTTGCCCTCGTTTTCTCGACGTTCAGTTAAATGCTCACGGATTCCTTCAACGCTGATCCCAGATTTAAAGCAGAATCGTACAAATTAATCCCTGCTACAGAAAATATCTATGACTATATCGATCACAATCAAGACTATTATTCCAGCATCTATCGATATAATGAAAGCCAATACCAAGACTGGAAAGCTAAAGGAACCATCGCAGGCATAGCTGATGTCAACACCAATCTTCTTGTTTGGGACTTTGATGATAAGGATAACGTCGCTAATGCTAAATCTCAAACTGATACATTAATCACTAGACTGATAGATTCAGGAGTAACACCTAATGCCATTCAAATCTCATTCTCAGGGTCCAAAGGATTTGCAGTTGTCGTCGAAGGTAAGCGGAAGTTTAGTCCCGATGAATTCAAAGCCATCACCGCAAAAATGGCAAAAGACCTCGATGCCTATGACGACAGTGTATCCAACCCGTCTAGAATCTTTCGAGTACCGGCAACAAAGCATCCAAAGAGTGGGCTTTATAAGCGTCCTCTTACTATGGATCAATTTAAAACTCTTTCGGTCGATGAGATCAAAGGGCTTGCTGCCATCCCACCCGATGAGGCAGTTTCTAATGTCATTAATTCTTGGGTACCTACAGAAATCCCGTCCAGCGTCACATATATCCCACCTAAGAAAGATAAAGTAAAACAATCCGGAGCCATCCCAGAAGAGCTGGACTTCTCTAAGAAGCCTAAGTGGTTGTCTGAAACTAAGTATGCTTTGCAGAACGGGTTCTTTGAGGGAGGGGAGCGCAATGAAGCTATGATGATTCTTGCTGCCACATACCGGATGCAGGGGTTTCCTAAAGTAGTTACGCATAGGATGCTTAAAGGTGTCGCTGAGCTTCAATCGAAAAGAACAAACAGTGAGTCATTCTCGAGTGATGAGATCTGGGGTAATGTTGTATCCGTTGTGTACGGGAATCATTGGAACGGAGGAACCTACGGACCCGACCACCCTCTTTTACTGCGTACAAGAGAACGATACAATCTAAAAAAGGAAGTTATCGCGGAAAAACCTTTAGTATATTCTTCTGATATCGCTAGCGTATTTAAGAACTTCGCAGTTAATATTGATAAGAATACTATCAAATTTGGAATCGATAAAATTGATAAAAACATAAGAATTACCACCTCAATGTTGATAGGGTTATTGGCCCCTCCTGGTGTTGGAAAAACGGCCACTGCGCTAAATATACTAAATACTGTATCTCGGGCTGGGATTGATGCGGACTTCTATTCTCTGATCTTCAGTTAGGCTTTCGGAATTAAAGATATCACTCATAGATCGTCTCCTGACGCCGCAGGTTTAGCTGTAGCCGCTTCAACGTTCTTCTTATTGAATGACACCTTAGGACGAGCCTCTGTTGTTGCTGGAGTCTGAGGAGCAGCTTGCGCTGTAGGAGCTGGGGTAACGGCTAGCGCCGGTTTACCTACGGCAAAAGTTCCATCGTCGTCAATACTCGCCAAGCAAAGGATAGACATAAGTCCATACCGTCTAGCGTAAGTAATGCCGCTTCCTGCCTGTTGTGCGTCGTTGGCAGACTTAACGATTACCTCAGTGAGGCTCTCCAGGATTTCTCCTGACTCAGCATGGATAAGCTGAGTTTTTACAAACTGCTTACCGTCGACCGTGACGGTAGGTTGAACTACAGCAATGCCGTATTTGTTACATGGCGGAATTGCCGTTTCTCTTACAGCATTCAATGATGCGTAAGTTGATCGATAGTGAGGGTTCTTCTCATCCTTCTCGATTGCACTCATTTCACTCTGCGCCTTAATTAGCGCAGCTGCTAAATTCTTGATACTCATACGTTCTCCTTTTTTAAAATGATCTTATCAGTAAAGATCTTTGTTACATTTCTCATTGCCACCGCATACAAATTACCAATCATGGTAGTTTCTACTTTCACTAATCTTGTATCAGTGTATGTAACTTTGTCAAGAAAATAATTCTTTCCGTCAAAAGTAACATTGTAGCTAAATTTCACTTCTTCTGAAACCACTGGTGTTTCTTCTTGAGACGCCCCTGTAGTGACTGTCTCTTCTTTTGCTGGCTTTGCTTTTCCCCATTTAGATATCATTTCTTCCTCCTTCTATTGTTTGTCTTACTAACGCTAAAAATACTAACAGCACCAAATTAAATGCTGCCAATGTGAAATCACTGACGGCAATGTTTAAAAAGAACAGGAATATATTCACTAAGATACAAAACGTATTTAATCTCATTTACTCTCCTTCCAGGTTGCTTCCAGTTTGACTCCGCAATGTTTACATTTGAAATCGACCGAATCAACCCAAACCGTAGATTGATTTGGATACCTTTCATTCAGCCCAACCAAAGTATGAGGCTCATGTTTGCAAGGAACCTTGAAAAGTTCCTGAATTAACAACAGCCTAGCTTTATGTGTAACTCCAACAAATTCTACATTATACCAAGGTTGAAACCCCTCTTTCTTCTCGGCATAGACTACTGGAGAAGACTCAATTAGCTTACACAGCTTTTTGTTAGCAACTTGTGCCGCTCCTATGGCATCTAGTCTACTAGTGTAATGATTCCCAAAGTCTCCACCAAAATCCTCTGGCTCAAAAAACTTGGATATAAGGTTATTTTCGTTTTTCATAGTTACCTTTTTCACACTCTGAACTTGGAACAAGCTCTTGAAGACATGCTATTAAATTTCTAGCATCTTCTGTTGTGAGATTAATATAGACAAATTTTGCAGTGTGTCCACAAAACCCTCCGAACCCTTTAAACTGACGAATGTGAACCCATCCGGTTTCGTTTAACTCTACGCTTATTGTACTCTTGGATACGCTTTCATCAAAGCAAAGTTTTCTAGCTTCTCGAATTGGACCAAATACGCCTGTTTTCATTTACTCTCCTTCTTTACTAAACCCTTATCATTATTTTTGTAGCATAGTCCATAGTAAGGGCAAATTGATCCATAGTTATTTAAGCAACTGTTAAAGTTCCTAGGGAATAACTTATGTTTAATCGCGTTGTTCACTGTGTCGAAATTCTCCATTACTATATTCTCTGTCAAAATTGGTACTTCGTCAATGATTATTTGCACTTTTCCTTCAGGAGCAATAGTTTCAATCCACTCGCCCTCACAACGCTTATCATCCACGGTGTTATTGCAAGTCTTGTGCCTAGCCCCAGATCCGTCATTAGCACACTTGATACACACCTTCTTCTTATTCTTTACAATGTTCTTTAAAAGCACAATGTACCCAGCCTTGCGGGTCTTGTACTTCTCCTCTAGGCAATGGACGTACAAGCTTAGCTGTGACGACGAGAGAACGCTGTCCTGAGCATATTCCATCCCCGCAGTCTTATTGTCTAGGATCACCGTGCCATGGCCTTTAACGTCGGCGATAAGATCGACATAGCCTGTGATAATATCCCCGTGCCCGTTGTCAAGTGTCACCATCTCCTGTGTGGCGTGAACTTTCTCAATTAGAGGTAACACCTTTGTATAGTATGCTTCTAACAGGATGCGGCCTTTAGTTTTCATTACATGCCAATGAACCTCGTTGTAGAGCTCCTTATGCTCACGTTTGATCATCTCCCAGCCTATAGCTTTCTTCTGAGCCTTGATGGATTCTACTCGAGGGATGACATCATCCTGGTACTTCTCCTCGAGCATTCTAATCTCTTCCGGCATGAGAAGGTCTCGGTCAAAGTCATTATTACTGTACACAAGTCCTGGATAGGTGGGAACGTATGTGAGAGTGTCGTTGATATTGTTGTTAGTGAAGTTCTCAATGAAGATGGCTATTGCTGCGTCTAGCTGCACAGGATTGGCTAGAAGGAAGGACACCCCCTTATCGAAGGCGTCTCCAAAGACCAGGGCTGCGGAATGCACCTTAGGTCTAAGCTTCTGGATATAATGATACTCGTACATCTTGCCGCAAGTTTGATATTTACCTATAGCAGAATGCGATAATTTTACGTTAGACATAGTTCACCTCTTTATTAGATTATATCTCACAAATACCAGAAACACAAGCTAAGGATTTTGCTCCTTCAGTGTTGTCTTCTAGCTCATACTGAGTTAGCTTTGAGTAGTCGATTTTAGGGAACCCCGATAGTAGTTCTTCATATTTAGCTTTATCAATTTCCTCATAAGGAGCGAGCTCGTACATCCCCCCATCATGAGGTAGAAATGAAACTCCATTGATATAATCCCAGTTCTGATAAACCCAATTACCGACCTCAAACCATTCTGCATCTTTCACATAGATGGTAGCCGATGCGTTATGTTCACACCAGTTAGCCTGTATTTTCTTATAATGCTCCAACTGCTGTAATGCGGTGAGGTCATTCCTAGTGATGGCATTGTCTGGAGACTTAACCGGAAATGCTAACACCCAAGTGTCAGCAGTCTCAGCAGTTTGACCAACTTCAGGACAGCATGGGACTCCCTGGTCCTTTAACATTTTAAATAGAGGGTCGGAAGAAGATATCCTATATCTACGAATGTAATATGGTGAATAACGGGTATGTATGCCACTGGACGAGTCTACTAGCTGAGAAACGGTGCCGGACGGTTTCACGCAGGTAACTGCGGCGGGCATATTTATACCCAGTTTCTTAGCGGCATGAGCTGCGACCTTTAATGCCTTCCGTTTTAATGCCCTTAAGACCTCCGGTGTGAGTATTTCAGGATTGTCCATCTGTCCTGTGAGGCTAACCCCCAACAGTCGCTCTTCTTCGCAGTTCTTCTTCCACTCTTCAGATAGATAAGGAAAGTATGTGAACGTGCTCTGAATGGCTCCAATCCAAGTAGCTGTCTCCACCTTCTCAAGAAGCGTATCAACATCATCATGTGATCTAATTACAACCTCACTTAGGTTACAGAACTGCTGGTCCCTCAGCATGATTTCTCCACAGTTATGCGTTACTACCCCGTTGTCAATAAAATAATGTTCTTCACTAAATACCGTTATGTCATAGACATCTTCAATAGAATGTTCAGCGTCTATATCAACAACTTCATCACCATATTTGTCACTGAGATCGATTTTTACTCTAAGTAGTCTAGTTCCTATTTTCATATCTTCAATCTTAACCCAAGTTCCATCTTGAGTTTTATGTCTGTGATCCGGAGTTCCATATAAAAAAGACCCATCATTTAAAGTAACTTTGCTAACAACCGCCTTTTCTTTTGTTAGAAATGGTTTTGTTGCTTTATGTTTATTACCGTCAAAATCTAGAACAGTAAGTTCTTCTTGCTGTAAAGCTTGTTCAAAAGTAATATATCCATTATCCGTAAGTATCAATGATTTCAATGGCTTGCACGGATTTGTTCCCGCTATTTTGGACGCATCCCTCCTAGCAGGAGCCGACTTTCTGGCAGCCTCTAGATTAAAAATCCCCCGCTCTCCAGAACCAGAGGCAGCAAGGCTCGACCATTCCTTTAAGAACTCAACTGCGGTAGGTTTCTTATGATAGACGGCGCTGTTGTTTGCCATATATCTATGTGGAGGGAATGGGAACACCTTAGCCCTCATCATAGCCTCACTGTCTAAATCTGACAGAGAGATTTCCGAACTACGTCTAACTCCGCCAACAACAACAATCTCAGCGATTTTACATTCAAGATCGTGGGCTTCAATGTCTAACAGTTTTCTACCTTGGGCCTTAGCGAATAACTCTCGGCAGAAGTTATGCAGTCCAATAAGTGGTGCAGGTCCGGAGGACCTCCCTCCCATAGTTTTTAGCCTAGCTCCCTTCTGTCGACAAAGAGAATAGTCTATTTCTAAATCTTTACCATCGTAGAGCGCTTGAATCAGAGATTTAAGACTATTTGCCCATCCAGAACGAGAGTCTTCAACTGTATGCGTACCTAAGCTCAGTGAGGTCATCTGTGGCACTAGGGGTAAGTTCTGAACGTCAATTCTTGATACAGAAAATCCAAATCCAGTTCCACACATAAGGATGTATAGTGATTCAGCAAAGTCTGTGATTGACTCAATTTTAGAAAAGGAACAATTAAAGATTGTTACGTTGTCGGCCTCTGCAGCTCCGCCAGCAGCCCACATAGCCCGCATTGACGGCATCACTTCAAATTCCATAAGGTAGCGTTTTATTTTTTTAATTACTTTAGGGGGGATATTTTCTCCCCGATGCCGTACAATAAATGCAATATATCGATCCACGGTTTCTTCCCATGTTTCTCTACGGTTCAAAGAATCAATCCATCGAGAGTAGGTTCTTGTATAAACAAATTCAGATGCTTGGTTCAGAAACATAAAAAAGGACTCCTCTTGTTGAAATTTACTGTATCTCTTTGTTTTCTTTTCGTTTTTTCATAGCTCTGTACACCAGATACACTCCGGCAACAAAACCCGATCCCGGTAATAAGATCAACGCTGTCGCAATTACAAATCGCTTAAACACAAGCGTCTTAGACATACTCCTCCTCTTATGCTGAGATAAATTTTACCAAGTCTTCGTTAGAAATATTTATGTTCGCTTCAATTAAAATAGACTTTAGTAAACTATTAGTAATTACATTTTCAGTTCTATGTTCTTTAACCTCTATCATTTGACCGGCTTTTATCCATGATGCAATTTCTTTTAATGATGTATACCGGTTTAACTCATGACTATAAAGTTTTCGGTTGTTATATTTAATTACCTTCTTCATAAATTCCTCCATCAGTTTAGTTCATTAATGACGCCTCTAATTATATTAAATCTTCATTTCCGGTTTGTCAACATCAGTTTCGTTACTAATGATAAAATACTCACCACAGTCATTACATCGACATACGATCAAGAACGGCTTAGCTTGCTGGCTTATGAACGTATCCTTAATCTGACGCACCAACTGTAGGGAAGGAACTCCTACCAGAGTTCTCTTATTCCCCATGAGCCGGTTGACTTCGCTTGCAACAAGCGTCTTACCTGTTCCGCAGGCGGCAATGTATTTTCCTAGCTTATTCTTTTTGAAGTATTTAATGATTTTTTTAATCGCTGTGGCCTGGAATGGCTTAGGTGTAAGCTTCTCAATTTTAATCTCGTTCTTAGTGAAGTCAAACCTATTGAGGTCTTTGTTTAACACTAGGGTGAGGTTATTCCCTCCACGCTTTAATGTGTTGGCATCAACACCCTTAACATTAGTGGCGATGTACATAGGAACATTCTTGGCGTTCTCACCGAAGAAGTTAGCGAGCCTGTCGCCGGACCAGTTGATTCGGTCGTTCTCGTCTACTTTAAACTTGAATTGACATATTGCGTATTTCTTAGATTTTAGTTTTAAGATGGCATCAACCCCGTAATCGCCAGCTAGGTCCAGAGACTGCTTAACTTCGCCGGGGGCATTCTTTAGCAACCAGCCGTCAGCAACTTCAGGCAGAGCCTTTAGATACTGTAGAGCAAATGGTTCAAATGCTGTTCCGGCTTCTTGCGGAGTTCGGTCTTTCAGTAGGTCGCTATAAACTTCTGTCCATTTCATATTATCTCTCCTTCTCTTTCAAAAGAATACCAAGATAATAACCATTAATCAAGAACTATTTTCGTCCTATTATGACTCACTGTCTCCACTCGTCCAGTATTTTTTATGTATCACAGTGCCGTCCACCTTACCAAAGATGCCAGGCTTCACAAACTCGTAATAGTCCAGATCACTAACCAGCTCATCTGTAAGCTCAGGATATCGCTTACACATTTTCTGTATAGCATAGTTGTACACAGTCTTCTGCCACAGGAGCCCTAGCTTATGGATGCCTGTGTATCTTGTAAATGGCTGTATCAGATACCTGTCCACTTTGAAATATAGGAAAGGGAATCTCACCCAGTAGTAGCCAGGATAGATTAGCCCGTGCAGCCCTCCGTCCCAGAATGAGGCAGAGTCGACGAATTGTCCGTATTTCTCTTTACCATTAGTTCCAATACGACCATAACGCCGCCACGTACGCATACAGTAGTTTATTGCGGTGTATAGATCTTCCCCATGCTTTTCAAACCAAAAATCTCCCCACATGTGAGACATATTAGCTCCCCTTCAACCGCTCAATGGCATCATTTAGCAATATAGCAAGTTCATTATCTGAAGCAATCACCGCTCGCTCTTTCTGTGCCGCTAATCGTTCAACAAGCAAGTCACCATGTTTAAAATATGTACTTCCATATTCTCTACTACATACACTATCATCGATTATTTTGTACAGATGTTTTATCTTAGTATCTTCTCTAACAAAGCGCTCAGACTCCACGGGGTATATCTTACCTTCGGTGAGGAGCTTTGGAATACTCTCTATAGCTTGAACATATTTTGACACAGCTTCCTCCTACATAAACAACATGGAAATTACAACCGTATAAAGTAATACATGAGCAACTACTAATGGTGTCATTTCTTAATCCTTTCGCCTTCAGGCTTTAATTCATAATAAGAGTTACGAGTTTCAATTACATACTTCTTACCTTTCTTCACACAAGAAAGAATTGGACTGGTGGTAAACCACTCAGAAAAGGATTCCCCGGCTAGCCACACTAGGATTTCCCCTGTGGCCTTATCGACTGTTCCAGTTAGACAGAAGTATCCAAACTTTAGTGCTAGCATTTTATCGGGATAGCCGACACTTGAAGCGGTCTTGGCTCGGGTCTTAAATAGCGAATAAGGCTTATCGTAGTCGATGGAGCCAAGGCCTATCTTCTCAGCAACGTAGACGATGTCATCTGTATATTTCTCAGCGAGAGGGTGTACTTTAATCATAAATATCCTATGTAATAGATAACAATTGGGGTAACGTCAGCAACGGTTAAATAATGAGGCCGATCTACGTCTATTGGCTGAAGTTCAAGCACAATAAGATCGTCGAACAAAGGGCTGTAGTATACATATTCTCTTTTCATATTAGGTCCACCAATACTTGTAATATTTTTCTAACAGTTTAAAGAAGTTCCTCTCGTCACGAGCTCTCTGGGCATCATCCTTCAGATGAGCGGCCTTAGTCTTTTCTCGGATTTCTTTTGTGTTCTCGTCCGTTTCCTTTTTAAATTTGAGACTGTAACCTAATGCGTTCTCCAAACGAACAAAGTCCAGATCTCCATATTCATCTAAGATTTTCCGGTAGTTATGCATGTAGTCATCAGTAATTAGCTTATTAAGAATTCTCTCAGCAAGCTTGATGCTCTTATGCGCAATCTTCCCGTTGTCTTCATCCAGATCGACAATGCTTCCTTCTAGATCAAGCCTCAGTCTTCGTATCTTAAAACGGATGTCCTCTAAAAGATGGTGACTATCCCAGTCTTCGCTGTTCCAGCCATGGACAGCATAGGCCAGGGCTCGCTTAAGCTTTCTTATCAGTTGTCTCAATTACTACCCCCTCTTTGTCATAGAACTTAAGTAACAATGCCTTAGTGTCGTCATCACAATCCAAGAGCTCCTCTAAAGAATAGCTGTGAACTTTCTTAATGTCAAGTAAGTCTTTAAACTCTTTAAGAAGAACATATCCATCGCCAGTGGCCTTATCTTTTTTTACTTTGATTGTTTTTTTCATTTGTTCCTCTCAATACTTTCTGTGTCTACCGCAATATACCCGTCTTTCAGATCTTCATCCTCGTTTGGTCCTAGATTCAAAAGCTCCATTCCTACAGCGGTGCTAAGCTTCCTTTCCGATAGGAAAGGATACTTCTTCTTTGCCAGCTTTTTCAGTGCAGATTTAAACAACGCCAGGGTCTTTTTGTTTACGTACACGTCGCTAGGGAACGCCTGGTTACCCTCTGTAGCGCCAACTCTAGTGAGTAGAGCCGCAAGATCTGTATATTCTGAAGTTCTAATCTTATATTGTTTCATTCTTTCTCCCATTGGTTTTTACCTGTCTTTTCATTGTTTGGGGGCAACATACCAAGCCCAAGCATCATATCCAAGATTCCACTAGCTCCGGCTCTTAGTTTATTAGGCTTAGCCTTCTCCGAAGCCGCATGGTAATAGCCTATAAACTCTTCAAGCTCATCACGAATAAATTCGATCATTTCACTTCTTGTCATAGGTCACCACCTTTAACTTGTTTACTCTTAAGATATCCTAACATTAATAATGAATAGTTTGCAAGATCTAATAATGTATCTTCCGCACTTTCATCCTTAACATGGAGGGTTTTAGTATTGACAAAGTTGGTGAGGCGTGCCATCTTGTCGGTCATCCTAACCAGGAACCCATGCTCAGTCGATGTAATCCCAAGCATCTCAACGTTCTGAAAGTTTCGAAACGGGTTACTATCGGAGCCACTATAGTCCTTATTTTTCTTATAGGATATGTCATACATTTTCTGGCACAGTTCTTTATGTAGCTTCAGAAACTCATCGGTTGTCATTTGTTACTCC